CTTTGGCAGAATACAATCGCGTCATCGCTACGGCTTTGGCAGAATACAATCGCAGATGCGCTACGGCTTGGGTAGAATACAGTCGCATCCGCGATTCGGCTTGGGCAGAATACAGTCGCATCCGCGATTCGGCTTGGGCAGAATACAGTCGCATCCGCGATTCGGCTTGGGCAGAATACAGTCGCGTCATCGCTACGGCTTTGACAGAATGCAATCGCATCCGCGCTCCTGAAATGAATGCATCATGAGGACAATAAACATGGCTAAGATAAAGAATGGTAAAAGTCTAGTTGTAAAACAAGAGACAACTTCTCTTGCGCTGCCTGACTACATTAAGGGTAACGAACAAACGGGCATGGAAGCCCTTGGAAAAGATGACTTTAAGGTAACTAGAATTAAATTGCTTCAGCCATTGAACCCAGAAGTTAGAACATTCTCTGGAAAAGCTATTCCAGGTGAGTTTTGGCATACTGGAGTAAATCAATCACTCGGTGCTGAGTTTATTGGTGTGCCTATTCTTATAAGCAAAAAAGTAGTAGTTTGGCCACCAGATCAAGACATTGGATCGCCTATGCTGGCATACTCTAAAGATGGTGTGCACTGGCAGACTGGTGGGAATATGGTTCACGAGGTAGCTATAAAAGGCTCTAAAGAGCCACGTAAAATTTTTACTGGAAAAAATGTAGCTGATAGTGGACTACTTAACTTTGGGACAGAAGACCCGACAGACACAAATTCACCACCACTTGCTACTTTGTTTTATGATTATTTGCTTTTTTTGCCTGACCACCCGCAATGGTCACCAGTAGTTATGAGTATGTACAGGACATCAGTAAGTACGGCTAGAAATTTAAACACATATATGCTTAGCAGACGGATACCTATAAACTGTAATAGAATTAAATTCTTTAGCGAGGAAGATTCAAAAGACAAATATAATTGGTTTGCACATAGGTTTGATCCAAGCGGTAACGCTCTTAAAGAAGAATTTGAAATAACGGAAAAAATGAAAGAAACCTACGGGGATTATGAGGTGGATGTGGAAAACGTTACTGCTCAAAAAATGAGCGACGTAGTGGGGGATAAGATTCCATTTTGAAGGAGAAACATATGTGGAAAATGGAAATATCGTTTAGATACACAAATGCAATAGTCCACCTTGTTTACGACAACCAAGAAAAAGCCGATATTGAAAGAAATAAATTATTAGCTAGAATGGAGAGAAGTGGTGGTTCGGGAACTGTAACTATTTTAGATAAGTTTGGAACAACAGATATTATAGTGTCAGATATTAAATGTGTGAGATGTTATGATATTTTAGGGTGGGAGGAGCTTTCTACAACAACTGCGGCAGAATATGACGTTAAGGTTGAAAATAAAAAGAAACTGTTAAAAGGTGAATAAGCGCTCATGGTGAAATCGGTAGACACACCAGACTTAAAATCTGGAGGCGGTAAACGCCATGTCGGTTCGAGTCCGGCTGAGCGCACCAAAACAGCCCCGTAGCTTAGCCTGCCGCTCATAGAGGCATAAAGTCTATGATTTTAGATATCCTAAGCCTGGGAAACATGGATTTTCATGGAGTCAAATAAGAGAAGATTATATAAAATGGACACCAAGGGAGCGGCAACATGACCGAAGATGAGAGAAATGAGTTCCGGAGAATGCAAGCACTTGAAGCTATTGACATGATGGGTGGCGAGCTGAAATTCTGGAAAACTCGCCACAGGAAATTACTTATGGCGCTGTTTGACCACCCGAACTACCTTCTTTATAAGAACAGACTCATAAAGAAGGCGGGCGACGCATTCATTTGCCCCTGCGGCTCCAAGATCGCTATCGCGCGCAAGGACATAATTCTTCGTTACGAATTGCCTTACCCTCTTTTCGTAGACTTTCTGCCCGGCGGCCGCTGCTACGCTGTAGCAACGATCCGCCCTGACTTCAGCACGGATTTTTCATACCAAAACGACGTAACTCCACCTCTCTTTCGCACCCACGCGCCTGCATGTCCAAAGTGCGGTAACGTACTATGGTGGAACCAGTTCATGAATGACGAGTCCAACTGGTTCACTTGGTTTGCTTGGCGTCCCGTCTACGACACCGCCGGTAAACAGCGCTGGCTTGAAATAGTTCAAAGGCGAGCGCGGGGAGTACAGAAAGAGGTGCGGCCGGGTTTGTGGCATCATTTCACGGCACTTGAGTATCGCAAGCCAGTGTCGGAATAATTCTTGGGGACCGGCTGAGCGCACCAAAACAGCCCCGTAGCTTAGCCTGGTAAAAGCCATCCGCTCATAACGGATTGATCGTTGGTTCAAATCCAACCGGGGCCACTAAAAAAGAGAGTGCAAATGAAACATAGAATTTATGTGGCGTCTTCATGGCGTAATAGGCTACAATCAGATGTTGTAATTAGATTAAGAGAGATGGGGCATAAAGTCTATGATTTTAGAAACCCTGGGCCTGGGAAACATGGATTTTCTTGGGGTCAAATAAGCGAAGATTATATAAAATGGACACCAAAAGAATACATTGAAAATCTAAAAACAAATGACGTAATAGCTAAAGCCTATAAATTAGATATGGATGCATTAAATTGGTGCAATATGTGTATTTTATTGTTACCATGTGGTAGGAGTGCACATTTAGAAGCCGGGTACGCAATTGGAAAAGGAAAAATGACTGCTGTGTATATAGACGAAGAAAAATTTGAACCAGATTTAATGTACTTAATGGCGGATAAGATAAGTGATAATTTAGACGATATTTATTCGTGGATAGATAGTTTATGAATCAAAAAGTTGAAACCTTCTTCAACATAATAAAAAACTCCAAAGAGTTTGCTTACGATGTAGAAACTAATGGTTTAGACTGGAAAAAGTGCCATGTCTGCGGATACTCAGTATCGAATGGGGAGACTTCTGTATATATTCCTGTCCGCCATGCTTTGGGTCACAGTCCTGAGTCTAACATTTCTAATGTAGAACAGTTTGAAAAAACACTTTCAAATGAAATAAATAATTACAGGGGTAAAATGATAGGCCACAATATTAAATTTGATGCACATTTTTCTGAGAACCATGATATCATACTTGGAAACAAAGTTAAAGATACTATGGTGCGTGAATCACTCATTAATGAAAATAGGCGCAGTTACAGCTTGGAAAATGTGTGCCCAAACTACGATATACCGCAAAAGAAAGGTAAAGAATTATATCAACATATTGCAAATCTTACTGGCTGCAAGCCTACTAGAGATTCAATGGGCAGTTATCATATACTTCGTGGCGATGACCCATTAGCGGTTGAATACGCTGAATTTGATACATTAAGCACTTATCACCTATATAAAAAGCAAGAAAAGGAAATATATTCTCAAGAACTAGAGGTGGTTGAAAACTTGGAGAGCGAAATATTATACGTGCTCCAAAAAATGGAGCGGCTAGGTATTCAAATAGATATACCTGAATTTGATAAAGTAAAAAAAGAAATAGAAGAACTACAAGTACAAGCCTATGCTTATTTACCATTCAAAGAAGATTTGACTCCTATAAATGTACGATCAGGTAAAGACTTACAAGAATATTTTGAACTATGTGAAATAGATAATTGGGAGTTTACAACCCCTACTGATAGGTTCCCCAGTGGTCAACCTAGTTTTAATAAACATTGGTTAGATACACATGACCAAGGTAAGTTGATACTCAACGCAAGGAAATATGATCATTTGGTAAATAGCTTTATAGAGCCATTTGAAGGATTTTTATTTAACTCTGCTATACATACTAATTTCAATTCAACTAAGGGAGAATTTGGTGGGGCAAAGCCAGGACGATTATCAAGCACTGGTCCAAATCTACAACAAGTTCCTAAGCGAGATGAGCAATTGGGGAGGATTTTTCGCAGAATTTTCGTACCAAGAACAGATTTTATATTTGTGGAGTATGATCACTCCCAAGCTGAGCCAAGGCTTTACGCACACTATTCAGGAGAAGAATGTCTTATCGAAGGCTATGGAAAAATACCATTTATAGATATGCATAGCATAGCTGCACAGATGATGGGAATAGAAAGAAAAATAGCTAAGAATGTAAATCTTGGTATGTTGTATACAATGGGTGTAACTAAATTAGCCAAACAATTAGGAATACATGAAAATGCGGCAAAACAAATTAGTAACAGGTGGTATAAAACGTTCCGAAACGTTGGAAATTTTACGCGAAAGGCTGGCGAAGTTGCTACCCAGAGGGGTTATGTTAAAACAATACTTGGACGGCGTGCTAGGTTTCCAGACCCCAGATGGGCGTACCGTGCTGCCAATAGGATCATCCAAGGAGGAAGCGCAGATATTCTTAAATGGAAAATGGTGGAGATTAACAATTGGATAGAGAAAAATAACTACAGCGAAATAGTGAAATTAGTGCTTAATATACACGACGCTATATTGGTTGAAATACATAAAGATTATCAACATTTAATACCAACAATAGGTGAGATGTTTGCAGCGGTACAAAAACCACCTTTCAATTTGAAAGTACCTTTCTATGCGGAACACCATATAGGGGGCAATTGGGCTGAGGCAAGTTACGGAGCATAAAAATGAGTAGGTCAGCTGTAGCGAATTGGGCATCGCAATCTGAAGGAGCCAAGATGAAACGCGTGTGGTTCCGGTTCTGTGACTGGTTTTTTCGCACCCGGATTGGGCATTGGGTGTGCGATGCAGGTTATCGGTGCCTGCATATGATCTCACGCGACAGATGAGAACGCATGCAGAGTAATGAAATATGAAAAATGAAGCTGAATTTAAAACTGCATTCAAGAAATCAGTTAAAGCCCAAGGTGGTTTTAGCATTAGCTTGGCTGCGCCTATGGTGAGTGGTGTACCAGATTTATACGTTATTATGCCCAGGTTCACCCCTGTTTTGTTAGAGGCTAAATGGCTCGGGGAAGTGCCTATTGGGTTTGATAAGAAAATAAAAGCAACTAAATTGCAGCAAATGACATTAGATGAATGCAATAAAGTACATTTTAATAGTGCTTTATACTTAGTTGGATATAAACTAGAAAAAAAAATTTGGGCGTGCTTAGTAATACATAATTGTGGTTACGTATCAGAAAATTGGATACGTGTTGAATACATAAATAAAAGTTTTGATGTGAAATATCTATTTTTGGGTATTGGAGTTACACGCATCCATGGTTCCTGATTGGCCCTTCCCTGACCGGCCTGCCCGTGAGGTGCAAACTCACGCCCTTGCCAAGGGTTGGGGTAAGCCAGGCTTTGCTTACTTCCTGCGCCAGAGGCTCGGCAAGACCCTTTTGGCCTTCGCCGAGTACACCTTGCTCCGGGAACAAGGAAAAGTTGACTGGATGGTAGTCATATGCCCAAACAGCATCAAGCAACAGTGGGTCGATGAAATAGAAAGCGTAGATGAAATCATACCAATATGTGTGTATGAATCTCAAAAGAAAGACAAAATAGGTGAGTTTTTAACAAAGGTCCCAAATGGTGGGGTGTTTATAATAAATTATGAAAGTGTCAAATCTTTCATGAGTAATGGGCTGTGGCAAAGAATAAACACCTTAAAGACTTATTTAGTGGCAGATGAAAGTTCTAAAATCAAAGAACCGACTGCGAAAATGACAAAGGCGTGTCATGAATTATCTTCTATTTGTAGCTATAGGCGTGTACTTACTGGTAAGCCTACAGCTAATAGTAATGCTGATATATGGGGACAACTTAAATTTATTGGGGCGACTGATCGTAATTATTATCAGCATAAATTTACCTATTGTATTATGGGCGGCTACCAGGGACGAACGGTAAAGAAAAATATAAATGTAGATCAGCTAAAAGCTGAAATGGCTCCCTATTGTTATATAGCTGAAGATAAATACATCCAAGGGTTTGAAAAAGTATATGAGCCACTCAGACCTGTACAAATGAGTGGAAAACAAAAAGAAATGTATAATGAAATGGAGAGTGAATTAATAGTGGAGCTTCAAAATGATACAAAAGCTACGGCGCCTATTATACTCACTAAGTATCTCAGATTACAACAGATATCTTCTGGCATTATTGGGGATACTGACAGCAATCAGCTTAATATTGTTGAACCTCATTCTAATCCGCGTATTAATAATGTCATTGATATCGTAGAAAATGAAATAACAAATAAGTGTATTATAGTTTGTAGATTTAGATTGAGTATAGATAATTTGAGAAATGTGTTCACTAAAAAAGGCTACAAAGTAGCTGTGATGCATGGCGGTATGGGCAAAGAACTAAACCAACAAAAAAAATTGTTTACCGACGGAGACCATAGTATATTGATAGCTCAGATACAGGTACTAAGTTTTGGACACACTCTCTGTGGTCCAGATGACAACCCATGCATAGATATGGTTTTCTATGAGAATGATTTTTCTCTCATAAACAGGGCGCAATGTGAAAGCAGACCAGAAAAAATGGGGAGAGAAATGCCTATTGGCTATTTTGATATGTACGCCTCTAAAATGGATAAAATAATAATAGAGGCGCTAATAAGAAAAGAAGACGCAGCACTTGCGCTAATGGGTTACAGTAAAAAGTATGGAATCTTGAATAGAGAACTAGCGGAACATCAATATGAACTACCCCGCTGAAAGAAAATCAATAATAAGGCTGAGTGATAACTAGAGAGGGTTTGCGTGCCTGGTAGCCTCTTGCCACGAGACGGCAACCGAGTACGCCTGATGGATGAGCTTGGTGGCATCCTCTAGCAGCGCATTCTCGAAAGGCGCGTAATCGGCGGTTTGCGTACCGTCTAGCCGGTGCAGCTCGTCACGCGCTTTCTGAATGATGTCGTGCAGGGTCTGTAGTTCGCCGCGGTCGATCATATGTAGTTTTCCTCTGCAAGATCGCACCCGCCCGTCGCGCAGTAGCGATCCAACGATAAGATAGCTAAAATTAAGTCTATCCTGGAAGCCTAGGCTTTCCGAGTTCCTTGACGGATGCTGTAGTAGGCGCCGTGGCTCCGTCTCTCTTCTGAACGTATAATTCCGCTGCGCTTGGGGTACGCGCCATAGGCTTAGCTTGCTCTATAATCTTCATTAAAAGGTTTTCAATAAATTGATCTTTACGGTCAATTTTAGCTTTTAAATCATTTATTTCTTTTTCTTGTTTAGTAATAACATCTTTATATAGTTTTATTTCATCATCAAATTCATCAATATCCGATTGCGAGTCTGTTTTGGATTTTTGCCACTTAAGTTGCATAGATGCCTCCTAAATTTGACACTTGCACAGCATAGCATACTGTGGTATGCTGTCAAGCGAAATTAAATGTGGAGCACAGTAAATGTCTGATGGCATAGACGATTATCTAAAAGACTTGGGTTTTGATGATACCCCAAGATCGAGGGAAGAACAGTTATATGGAATACTTACGGCCGGGCATTATAAAAAAATAGATAATTGTAGATATTGGCTTACACATGAAATGGCTAAATACCAATTTATTTTAAATAGAAACATAAAAATTACGAAAGACGTTTTTTCAGAAAAAAATGTAACAGCGCGGCCTATTTCTAAATTAGACTATGCAAAGATTCATTTAGAGTATTATTTACAAATGTATCATCTACCATATTTTATAAAGCTTGATGATGGCAAAGAACCTGCTAACATGGCTAAGATCATTGATCTGATCGTAGCCTACCTCCCTATCAAAGAAGTGATCGAAAAAAACTACACCTAATGCGCTACCTAGTTGACAGTCGGCATGGTAAGAGCTATATGAGTTCACATAGCCCACATAGGCCTACAAACCAGAACCTAACAGGAGTTAATGATATGGTTGCCGCAGTCACTAGCCCCGCTGCCAAGCGTACACGCATGAAAAAGGGCGACGGCCCAATTGTTGTTAATTTTTTGGATGAAAAGAATCAAGTTCAAAAGAGGATTACCCCGGAAATTGACAGCGTACAGGTAGTTAACAAAGCTGGTAAAACCGTTAATTATTCAGTTTCTGCATTAGATGTAAAGACTTTGCGGCAACTTGCTGCTGATTCACTTCGTAAGCGATTTGTATCATCTGCAATTAATCAATTTAAGGTGGATAGCAAGGTTGATGTGTTAAGTATTGCTCACGGCGTTTATGATAATATCAAATCTGGAAAACTATATACCCGAGGTGAAGGCGCAGGTAAGCCTGGCCGCCAGTTTGACTATGACCTTTGGGTTAATTCCATGGTTCGTTCTTCTCAAATTAAGCATGAACTCGGCATGAAAAACAAGCTTGGACAAATCATTAAACCTTGGGGGAAAAAGCAAGCGGAAGACATTCGCGCTATGCTTGAACTTGCTACATCGGAAAAGAGAAAAGACATAACTACTAAGTGGATGAATGACGCTACCGTTAAGCGTGCAGTTATGGAAATTAAAGCCGATAGAGCACGTAAGGTTGTTATCAAAGATGATGGGTATGACGCTCTTTCTGATATTTGAAAATAGTTAAATATAGTGTCCTATTGCTCCAGAGAATTGAGCGTCATACTTGGAGCAATTAGGACACTATAATTAGTTGTACATACAGATGAATTTAAAAAAATATATAGAAAGTAATAATATAAATTGCAGCATCGTAGCTAGATTAATTCCCTGCGCTCCTCAATGGATCAGCCAAATAGTATCTGGAAAAAGAACTCCGAGCTACAAAATGGCTCGGCGCATAGAGCAGATTACTGGGGGAGAAGTTTCAAGGAAGCATTGGTACCCAGATGATTAGGATGAATATAAATGACTAATATATTAATCACAGGTGGAACTGGAAGTTTTGGGCAAGCTTTTACAGAATACGAGCTTAAAAACAACAAGTTTGGTGGTAAAATTATCATTTTTAGTCGTGATGAATTAAAACAAGAACAAATGGAAAGAAAATACAAATTGCTAGATAGTGATGAAAGAATGAGGTATTTAATAGGGTGCGTAAGGGATAAAGATAGACTACAATTAGCAATATCAGATGCTCACTACATAATCCATGCAGCTGCTCTTAAAAGAGTACCAAACGCTGAATACAATCCAACAGAATATATAAAAACAAACATACTAGGCTCACAAAATTTAATTGATTGTTGCTTGAGTGCTTGGAATAAAGGAAGTTACATTAAAGTTATAGCTCTTTCAACAGATAAAGCAGTTTCCCCTATTAATTTATATGGAGCTACTAAATTAGTTATGGAGAAAATGATTTTAACGGCAAATAATATACACGGTGAATCCGGGCCTAAGTTCAGCGTCGTTCGATATGGAAACGTGGCAGATTCGAATGGTAGTGTAATACAAGTTTTTAAAGAACAAATCTCAAAGGGGTTACCAATAACCATTACTGATCCAAAAATGACACGTTTTTGGATAACACTTGAAAGCGCTGTTAAATTTGTAATTGAGTCAGTTAGAAAAATGAATGGTGGAGAAGTATTTATACCTACAATGCCTAGTTTCAATGTTATAGATTTGGCAAGAGCCTTTACACACTATAAACAAATATTATTGCCGTATGAAGAAGATAAAAACATAAAGATAATTGGAATAAGGCCTGGGGAAAAGCTACATGAACAAATAAATGAAGATACATTTTCCAATGAAAATGATAAATGGTATACTGTGGCTGATTTGAGAGATTATGTTTACGGGAATAATGATGTTAGAGGTTCTACATGAAAAACCCATATCAAGTAATTAAAGACTTCGAAGAATCTGTAGCTGAATATACAGGAGCGCCACATGTAGTGGCTGTTAGTAGCTGCACGAATGCGTTGTTTTTATGTTTAATGTGGGCTAAAGTAGCTAAAATAATTACCGGGGGCAAATTTGTTATTCCGAAAAGAACTTATTTAAGTGTGCCCCAGCAAATAAAACTTGTTGGTTTTGAATTCGTATTTAAAGATATAGAGTGGAAAGGAATGTACCCCCTATCCCCGCTAAATATTTATGATTGTGCTCGTAGATTTACATCTAACATGTTTAAAGATTTGTACAATAGCAACACTTTAGATAACCATTATTTTATGTGTACATCACACCATTGGGCAAAAATATTAGGCATCGAGCGAGGCGGATGTATCTTGCATAACGATCCCGAATCTGATAAATGGTTTCGAAAGGTTCGCCACCATGGTAGGAGCGAAGGGGTGCATCCTCGAGACGATCAGCCTATCATAGGTTATGATATGCTCATGCTACCAAGTGTAGCAGCAAACGGATTGGTGCGTCTTAGCCACCTTCCCAAACATAACCCCGATTTACCTAACGATGATTATCCTGATTTGTCGCAGATGGAGATATTTAAATGAGCATCACTAAAGAAAAATATGATTTACTTGATAAAAAATATGATGATCTATTAAATAAATATGTAGATTTAGAAGTACGCTTTGATTTATTGGAAAAAAAGTGGAAAAAATGTGAACTAATATGCACACAACTACAAGAAGATATAAAGCAACTTAAAGAAATGAATAAAAATCAACAAAAAGAAATTTTATTACTCAAACAACAAGTAAATGATCTAATGGGGCTGGGGAAGAAAAAGAAATGATTTTCCTCGGTAAAAAATTAATTCCACACAAATATATATCGATAATAGCCGAGATTAGCTGCAACCACGAACAATCGATAGACAAAGCCTACCTATTAATCAATGCCGCTAAGGATGCAGGTGCGGACGCTGTAAAGATACAAGCCTATATTCCAGATGAAATGACGATCAATTCAGCTTCTGTAGATTTTAAAATAAAAGGTGGCCCATGGAACGGCAATACATTGTGGGAATTGTATAATAAAACATATACGCCACTACAATGGATACCATACTTATTTGAGTATGCTAAATTTTCAAAAATTCCTATGTTTGCGTCAGTCTTTGGTGAACAGTCGCTAGCAGCACTTGAAGCGGTTGATTGCCCAGCTTATAAAATAGCTAGTTTTGAATTAAATGACACTTATTTAATTAGAACGGTGGCTAAAATTGGTAAACCAATGGTTTTATCCACGGGGGTAGCGACTCAGGATGAAGTAGACAGAGCAATTGATATTATAAGTGTGGAGAATAGCGCATACCCATTGGTTATGCATTGTATTAGTAAATACCCAGCCAAAATCAATGAACTGCAACTTAATAAAATATTAGCCTATCAAGAACTATATAAAGATGTTGGATTTAGCGATCATACTCTTACATCTACAGCAGCACAACTTGCTATAACTTTAGGCGCCACAGTAATAGAGAAACATTTAACTCTTACAGAGACTTCAGAAGACTCTAAATTTTCTCTGAGGCCAAAAGAATTTAGAAGATTTGTAAATGATTGTCACGATACAATTAAAGCTTTAGAAATATATAAGGAAGAACCAGACAGGCAATTCAAACGATCACTATATGTAGTAAAAGACGTAAAACAAGGAGAAAAATTCACAAAAGAAAGTATAAGAAGTATAAGACCTGGATACGGCCTTGATCCAAATAAATTATTTGATACTATTGACCAATATGCAAGTTGCGACTTAGCAATAGGTACTGCGTTAAAAGAGGAGCATATAGTATGGAAGACGAAGTAAAACCTGGGATTACTGAAGATGGCAACATTAAATACCAACTAGCAGGTGAGACTAAATACCAACTAGCATGTGAGTCACCACAATATTCTAATAGATTTTTTATCTGGGCGGGTAGGGATGGATCAGTAAGGTTATCATTTGCAGACCAACCAGTTGAAGAAATTGATTGCATAAATATTCAAGCTACTATTGTATTAACAGGCGCGGGATTGTTTACGCTTCAAAACCATATTAATAAATTTATAGAGATGCAAACACAAACACCTGTACAGCCGCCATCTGCGGTGAGTAAACCAACTAAAGAGGAGTTAAATTAATGAATAAAGAAGAAATGTCTCAAAACGATGTTTTAATTATAAGTGGAGCTATTGCCGATTATCTTAGAAAAAAACGATACGAAACTATAGATACTATTATAGAAACAGGGGGTGCTATCGAAATTGCTACTATTGCAATAAATTCTTTGTTTAAGATTGTTGACAGTAAAACACCTAGTGGAATGAAAAATGAGGGCAATCAACCATGAATTTCTGCAAGCGTTGTGTATATCCAAATACCAAACCCGATCTTATAATAAACGAAGAAGGAGTATGCAACGCTTGCGTATCGTTTGAGAATAGAAAAGATATTGACTGGCGGAAAAGAGAAAAAGAATTTCGCAATTTAGTTAGTGAACGTAGGTATCAAATACATAATAGTAACTATGATTGCATAGTTCCAGTAAGTGGTGGTAAAGATTCTCACTTCCAAATTATAAAGGCACTAGAGTATGGGCTTACTCCATTGGCTGTCACCGCTACAACGGATGATCTATCTACTATCGGTAGGCGTAATCTTAATAATATTGGCAAATTAGGTGTTGATCACATTGAAATATCTACCAACTCCGCGCTCAGGAGAAAAATCAACAATTATACTCTTCATGTTATTGGCGATATTTCTTGGGCTGAACATGTCGCTATTTTCACTATACCAATTAGAGAAGCTATTATAAGGAACATACCTTTAGTTATATGGGGTGAAAATCCACAAAATGAATACGGAGGGCCCGAAGAAGATAAATCTGAGATGAAAATTTCTTGGTTACAAGAGTTTGGTGGATTAAATGGATTAAGAGTAAGCGATTTAATTGAAAAAGAAATAGCTACGGAAAAAGAATTATACCAATATATAATGCCAAATAGGGATTTAGCGGGGCAAGCTGGGATTTTTAATACTAAAAATATATTTCTAGGCTACTATTTCCCGTGGGATGGGAAATACAACGCAGAACTAGCTCAAAGACATGGTTTTGAAGTTTATCATACTGATGTTGAAGGAACAGGCGTAAATTATGAAAATCTTGACAATCATCAAACCGGAATACACGATTATTTTAAGTGGCTTAAGTTCGGTTTTGGTAGGGCTACTGACATTGCCTGTAATCATATTCGCAGGGGTTATATTACAAGAGAAGAAGGTAAAGAATCCGTGTGGATGTATGACGGAAAGTTTCCAAGTACCTATTTGGGAAAATCTTTAGAGGATATTCTTACAAACATAGGTATGACTATTGATGAATTTATGGTGATAGCGGATAAGTTTACAAATAAGGCTGTATTTGAACCAAGATTAAAAAACAATCCGAGACCAAAATTAAAAAAACATCCAATGAGTATATAAAGTGGATAGAAAAATGCAGGTGTGAAACGCCATGGTAAATATAAGAGAAGTAGTAGAAATGGTCATCAGAAACCACCCAAAAGAATGTATATTTACACCCAATGCGGTTGGTATAATAATTTCTGGGTCACTGCATTGTAAAAATACAGAAGAGATCATTGATTACTTAGAAGAGGCTATTCAAAAACAAGAAATATATTGTCCACACGAAAAAATAGATAGGCGAAAAGAATTTGGATTGATTTAATGGAGTTATGAAATGTCAGAACAGGATATCAACATAAAAAGCATTATAGTAAATGTAACCGCAGAAAATATTGAACAAAAATTAGAAGAACACAATAAAAAAGTTATTGAGGCTATTAAATTTTTAAAATTAGGTGTTATAAAAATACACACTAGAGTATCAAGACCTAGCGACAGAGAAATACAGATTCAATCTATGATAAGCGGTTATTAGTGGAGATATAAATGTCTAGAGTTATCGAAATCAAACACCATATAATAAATCTTGATGAAAACAATATTGAAAGTAAAATGAAGGAGCACATAGAAGAACTTATTGAAGAAATCAAAAGGCTTAATTACCCCCATATAACAATCACCACAAAAATAAGACAAATGAGCAAAACAGAGCTGGATATGCAAATGCTGATCCAAGGTGACGATAATTTAGATAATTTAAATGCTTAAACACCGCATCATACCTGTATTAATGTTCAACAAGCAACTTCAAGTTGTGCAAACTACACAATTCAAGCGTCCATACCGCAATTGTGGTAGTTTAATGCAACATATTGAAGTTATGGAGTCACGAAATATAGATGAGTTAATTCTTTTAGATATAGATGCAACGCAAGAAAATCGTGGGCCCGATTTTGATGTAATCAAAGAAGTATGTAATGAACTGTTTTGCCCTGTTACATATGGTGGTGGAATTAAAACGCTAGACCATGTAAATGAGTTGATACAAAGATGCGGGGTGGATAAGGTAGCTATAAAAGCAGGAGGAAAAACATCAATAAGCAGTACTATTAATAAATATGGTTCTCAAGCTGTAGTTGGAGTTGTAGATTTTAATGTAGACTACGTACCAAATTGCATAGTACTATTAAAGCCCGTAATAGATAATTTATCTACTTTACAAAAAATAGGATTGGGGGAAGTATTACTAACTGCTATCCGCAAAAATGGAACACAGAGTGGATATGATTTATTCCCGCTAAAATATTGTAAATCTTTATCTATACCTATTATTATTAACGGTGGTTGCGGGCATCCCGATCATATGGTAGAAGCAATCAAAGCAGGTGTATCCGCCGTAGCAGCATCTTCCATGTTCCTCTTTAGTTCTCACACTCCAAAATCTTGCGCCAAGGCTCTCCACGAGGCAGGGGTGCTTGTGAGGCTACATGGGTAGCAACATACTCATCCTGCCTGCTGGCAAGGCTCCCAGCCATGCCAGCAGGCCTCTAGTGGGCATCGTGGCCCAGGCCCGCATGGGGTCCAAGCGCTTCCCTGGAAAAAGCATGGCCCTGCTAGCTGGGAAGCCTGTGTTGCAGCATGTAATAGAAAGATGCAAAGATATAAAGATAAGCCTTAAATTTAATAAATTAATAATTGTAGTTGCGCCAGATACAAATGAAAGTGAACCATTAATTAATTTAGCAACTAAGCTAGGGGTAGAGAATTTTTGTGGCTCAGAAGATAATGTACTAGAGAGATACTACCACGCAGCACAGTTTTTTAAATTAAACCATATAATGCGTATAACAGCAGATTGTCCTTTAATTAATCCAGTTATATGCACTGAAGTATTGGATTTACATATTTGGCGTAAATGTGATTATACAAGTAATATACACCCAAAAAGAACATTTCCAAGGGGATTGGATTGTGAGTGTTTTACATTTGATTGTTTGCAAGCTGCATATGTGAAAGTAATGGAGGAAGCCAATAAATTTTCAATTGAACAAAGAGATAAAAACAAAGGCGAAATATTAGGGGCCCATATGTTTAGAGATAAAGCTAAATATGATCAGGAAAAAGCTAAATATGATCAGGAACATGTCACATCTTGGATGCAAAACGAACCTGAGATTAAAAAAGCCCTAGTTCGACAAAAACGAGATAAATCATCTCAAAATTTATGTGTAGATTACCCCGAAGATATAGAACGGCTAGAAAAAATAATCAATAAAAAGAAACCAAAGTTGGTGATTAGTAAATGACAGAACAGCTTGGCAAATGGAAAGGTCAGTTCGGCGATGAATACACTGATAGGAATTTATCAGACGATATAAATATACAACAGCGTATGATGATGTGGAATGGTATATTTATGCATATTGCCCACGATCTCCCAAATAAAATATTAGAAGTTGGTGCGGGGATTGGCGCAAATTTAATATCTATAGCTAATCTATACAATAATATACAAAGAGAAGTAAAATTAACTGCCATAGAGCCAAACGATAAAGCTAAGAATTATCTTAAAAGGATACAACATACTAAGATAGTAGAGCAGGATATATTTAAAATAGAGGCCACTAATGGTAAATTTGATCTAAGTTTTACTTGTGGCGTATTAATACATGTACGGCCAGATCAATTAAATCAAGCTATGGCCGAGATGTATAGGGTAACTAGAAAATATATATTGTGTATAGAATATTTCAGCCCAGAATGTAGAGAATTAAGTTATAGAGGGGAAAATAATATACTGTGGTCCAATGATTTTGGGAGCTTATACCTAAAATGGTTTCCACTTAGATGCGTAGGCTATGGGTTTTTGTGGAAACGAATGTCGGGGTTGGACAACCTTAGTTGGTTTTTATTTGAAAAAACCCATTAAAAGGTAAATTAAAGATGTATAAAAAAGTAATCTCTTTAGATTTTGATGGTGTGATACATTCCTACACGTCACAGTGGTTAGAAGCTGATTTTATACCCGATCCACCTGTACCAAGAGCATTGGTTTTTATTAAATCTATTTTGGAGAGTACAGATTATGAATTAAAAATATATTCAAGCCGTAATAATCAAGACGGCGGAATACGAGCAATGCAGAATTATCTTAGATTTTGGTTTATTAAAGAATATGGGTGGGAAGTTGGGGCAGGTATTGGAAATAAATTGAGAAGTTGTTGTAATTTACTATCTAAAGACCATAATGAATATTGGAATCATTTCCCACTTACAAAACCATCTGCATTTTTAAGTATAGACGACAGAGCAATGCTATTTACAGGCACGTTTCCAAGTTTTGAAGAAATAAACGCATTTAAACCATGGAATAAAAAATAATGGCTGTTCAATTCTCTGGAAAAGAATACTACAAAAGTGTTTATGGCTGTAACGAAGCTTACTGGCTACTCTATAGACTTCTAGAGGAACGTGAAAAAACCGAAAACATCTCTCACAAAAAGATGCCTTCGTATCTAGACCATGTTTTATATGTGAATAATAAGCCACATAGAGAATGGTGGCTTATATACAGCGCAGATACGTGTGTAGGGCAGCTATACTTAACCAGTAAAAATGAAATAGGTATTCAAATATTTGAAGAATTTCGTAGACGTGGATACGCTAAAAAAGCAATTAGTTTTGTTATGGCTAATTACCACAAAATAGACCTTATTGCCAATATAAACCCCAATAATGTTGCATCAATAGCTTTGTTTACTAAGTTTGGATTTAAAGTGTGTCAGCATACATATAAGAGAGATGGTACGTAAATTATTTTCTAACCCGCTTAGAAACACCATTATAAATTTTAGAAGAAAATTCTTGCATCCTAGTTTCAAAATTATCTAGCCTTTGGCTATGCTTAGCTTGCTCTATAATAACCTCAGTGAGTTTATCTAATTCAGTCTCTATTTTAATTATTTTTTCAAGCGCTGTGGCTTGTTTGGTATCCATTACCGCCAAACTAGTCCTTAAACTCCAAATAAAATACGCGGCACTACCAAGTAGTGCTATAGTTTGCAATACAGTGCCTAGACTAATTGTAGTATCAAACATCATTATTTTCTTTTGGATTGATGATATACTTATATATAATTGCTAAAATAGCTAAATTTAAACAAAAAGCAATAACTAGGGAATAGTGGTAGTACCAAGCGTATCCGTTTTTATACATATCGTACGCAGCCATGCTACAAATAGCGGCGTTAACTATTACTATAAACCAACTAGCGCATGGCCACAATAATTCTATTGAACTAGTGGCCGCAGATTTTTCATTTCTAATGTAATCTCTACTGTAGTAATTTTGCCTTGTCGCTATCCTCGGTAGTTCATCTGGGGTTTGGTGTGTTTGATGCTGCTGTGCCATTAGATTTCCTTATTGTTTTTACAATTTTTCTATTGTGAGAATCATCGGGGCTCCCCATTAATTTAATGCATCTTCTAAAGCATCATACTGCTCTATCTCTTGCTTATCTAACCCTAGCGTTAATTCAGCTTCTTGTATTTTCTTCTCTATTTTATAGAGCCTATCCTCCCAATCACCGTAATATTCTTCAAGCTTATTGTAGTGGTTGATTATCTTTGATCCTTCACCTTTTAATTTTATTATTTCCTCTCTCAACTCCTTTAGGTTTATCTCTGTCTTTGGTTTCCTGATGCGCATAAGATTCTACCTTCTCATAGCGCCACTTTTTTCTTTTACAGTACGCATGCACTGTATTTTCTCTCCAACCTTTCATGTAACTAAGTATAGGCGCTGAATATGTAACTTGACCATTGACGACAGTTAAACCAGCATAGAAATGTGGGGCATCTATAGCCAGTATTTTTTCTTGGAATTTCATAACAGTACCTTAGCGTGTATCTATGTTTATGTCAAGTACTATTTTAATAACTACCTTCCATATACGTCTTGAGCTTTTTTGTAGGCCTTCTTAGCTGTGTCCACAGCTCTTTTATTATGCTGCTCATTTAATTCATAATTCCTTATAAAATCGGCTGTTTGTTTCTCGTTTAGTGGGCCTTTGGGTATGGCCGTAGTCTTGTAATATACATTACTTGGTAGATTTGGTATTATTTTTTTTGCCGCTGGATTCACGTAACTTGGTAAGGTCGAGCAGGAAACTATCGTTAACGCAAACATTTTTAGTAAAAATAATTTGATCAATAGATAGCTGTAGTTTTTCATTGCGTTTCTCCAAAAATAACTGTTTTTCAAGTGCCTCGCCTACGAGCTTATCGCTATATTCTTGCTGAGTTTTGTAGTTAGCGATTTCATCCATTTGGTTTTTAATTTTATTAGCTAAAGATTGTGCTTCATAGAAAGAAATACATGATTGTTTGCCTTGGTGATAAGTATATCCTAATACACCAAGAGTAGCGCCAATACCGAGTACAAATATAATTAAACTAGGAGCAACACCAAACATTATATTTGCTCCTTTTCTTTACTAGGTGTGTACCTACCTTCTTTAATATCGTCTTTAGAGTATCTCATTATAATCATAGAAGCTACGAATGCAGCAAAACAAATAAATATTACTATAAACACACCATAGTCGCTAGAAAATGATTTAATAGCATCTACATAGGTTTTAGTGGCAACTATATTTGACGCATCTAAGGTTTTTACTGCACCTGTAGTTGCGCCGCCTAAACCAAATACCCATTTGAACCATTCAACAATAGAAAATTTCCTCGATACCTGTCGCATTTCTTTATTAGTTGGTGTAGTTACCTCAGCTACAGGTGAAATAGTTTTATCTTCAGTTGGTACAACAACGGTACTTCCACCAGTTTTTTCTAATATAATTTTAAGTACAGGCATCACCCCAAGCTGAGTATCAACTACATTTGCATTAAATACGTGGTCACGGATATATTTACCCTTAGTGTAATTATTAGTTCCTGCCCAAAGATACGGTGAATTAACACCTTTACCCCTGTAACCAAACCCATTAAATTTCTCTTGTGCATAGGCTATACGTTCAATCCCCCAATCAGTTACTTTATCATAGCCTTTTTGCTTCAGTGCATCGATTGCGCTATATTCAAAACTAAACGGAGCAGTTCCGCCCAGAGGCTTCCCGGCGGGCACATGTACGGTCCTGGCGCTCAGGGGGTCGCCGTTGTGCAGGTGTGTATTAAAGTTAAGATTGCTCTCCCTTAAATGTAACAATCCAATAAAGTACCAGGGCACACCCGTTTGTGTTTGAAGTGATTCATATTTATCTTTATTGGCTATGATTCTATCAGCTGTTTGAGTAATAATAGTTAGCCTCTCTGGCTTAATTTCCATATTGTGCCAAAGTTCAGCGTATTCAGATTTTAGCAATTCAAACGAATAATTTGCCATGGTTCACCTTAGATAAATTCTATTACCACACAAACACCTGACATGCCTGCACCGCCAGCAATGCCGGCGATAGTAAGATCATTTGCACCACCGCCGCCACCTGACCCATATGCAAGCCCATTCGACCCTGCATTTGAGCCACCAGTAGCAGTGTTTCCACCAAGCCCGCCAGTTCCCCATATTGTACCGCCGCCTAAACCGCCACTAGCATACGCAGCAGGTGCGACGCTACCATTAGTTCCACCGCCGCCGGTTATATTTAATGTACCTCCAGTTGGTACACCACCTAAGCTACCTTTAAATCCTCTAATAGCTGCCGAACCACTTCCTGATCCTACACCACCAACGCCACCCGTTGCTGTATGCAATGCACCGAATGTAGTACTTCCACCTGTTCCACCTGTTCCACCGGCCGCTACCCCCGCTGCGCCAGCGGCGCCTATTGTTACGGTTTGGTTAGCACCAATTGTAGCAGCTGAAAAAAACTCCAAACAAGTTCCACCGGCACCACCGCCGCCACCGGCAGTCACACCTGTAACTCCATCAGAATCAGCGCCACCGCCACCGCCACCGCCGCCAGTATCAAAAACAATACAGTAATCCATACCTGATGTAGGTGTGTAGGTATTAGCCCCAGGCGTAGTAAATACTTGTATATTTATAGTCAACCCAGCAGCTACAGCACTAACGGCGAATTTTCTAATTTCTCCTGTTGAAAGAAATCCTGTTAAAAAATCAGCCGAAACTGGGCTTCCTGTAGTAAAATCAGCTAACGCTGCATCCGATGGATCACCACTAGTCCCCGTATTTCGTATTTTAAACGACCAAGCTACCATATTAGCTAGCTTAGTATTAGTGACTTGGTCATCAGCTATTTTAACCGTAGTCACGGCGCTATCAGCTATTTTAACCGTGGTTACAGCGTTATCAGCTATTTTAACCGTAGTTACGGCCCCATCAACAATGCCAGCCGTTGGTACTTGAATAGACTCACCAGTACGGACATTAGTAAATAGTGGATCTGTACCTTCTGCCACTAATCACCTATAATACTAATGGCAAATCTAAAATCAGCATCAAATGGTGCTTTATCTCTTGTAAGTTTAAGTCTAAAACTTACATCTGTTTGGTCAGTTATCATTAAAGTTCCAGGTTGCGGAGTAACTAAACTCACACTAACGGCGTAATTTAATTTATTCAGGTTATGGACTACAACGTAGTCACCAATATCTTCTTTTCTTATGAATGACTGTACAGTGGGCTCCCATCCTTTTTTCCAAGTACCGTCGCTATTAGCAGCACCTTCTATCATTTTTGTTAACGCCATTAAATTATTAAGATTCGATAATTTACTCTTAACCACTTCCATTTTATCGACTGGCAACGCCATTACTTGTGTCATATTTAGATTCCTGCATCCGCAGCCATATGCAATAGGTATTCTGTATCGGCGCTACAACTAGCCGTAGTGCTAAATACAAAGGCGCTCTTTGTATTCCCCATGGTTGCTTGCACCATGGCGCTAACAGTAAGGCTAGTCTGGAAATTATACCAGTTTGACCCCGTAGCTGTAATAGCATTAAATTTAGCAAATGATGGGTCAGATCGCATTTCAACAGGAAATTGCCACCATAGTCCTATAGTAGAGGTGTCCCTAGGCCCCATTACAGCAAGGGCATTTTCTATACCTCCTCCCGCTGCTGGAGCAACACTATATATAAAGGTCTTTTGGTAGTGTACCTTACAGCCACTTAAAGATTTTTCAATTGGCACCCTATCAAAATTCATAGGGGTCCAAGTAGTAGTTGTTAAATTATTTTCTATCTGTAAATTGTCTACATTGAAATAATCAGCTGCGCCAGCTGTGCCTACAGGAGTCCAAGTAAATTGTATTTCAGCTTGTGTAGAAGTAGTGGGCACTACTGCCGAGCTTGTTCCGCTTATAGCAGTAGCACCACTGCCAGCAGCTACGTTAGTAGACACAGTTAAAACAGTTGTTTCACCTGTAAACCCCGCTCCTCTTTTAGCTACGGCGCCAGTTCCAACATATAAAGCAGCAACTAAAGTTCCGTTTGTTGGAGACCAATTAGCGCCTGTGGACACTAAAAAGCTTAAAGTTATTTTATTGCCTCGCATACGTATTACTTCGTCAGTGTCCAACGGATAGCCAAACGTCATAACTCCTGTGCCCGTTTGCGCAGCGGTTCTTTGTACTCTGGCGCATAGTTGAGAATTATTTGATAAACCTGTTTGAGCCGATACTACGCTTGCTTGGTTGGCCCCTGTAGTTAAATACCACCTATCAGCAGTGTATGCAGTAGCGGTGGCTCCTACAGATATACTAGAGCTTGATCCAGCACCGCGTTGCCAAACTTCGAACCCCCCATTCATCCAACAAATATTTCTATAAGAAATTGCAGCTATTAATTGTGATAATACTTGTGTAAAAGAAGAGGAATAATCTACATGAATATTATTCCACACTGCTGATTGGACAATTTGCCCAGCAGCGGCGCTAGAAGCGCCGCTTACGTTGGCAAATGTGCTACCTGTAAATGGCATTGTTGGTTACCCTACATCCAAATTTCTTCTAATATTAGTGTTACTCGCGCTGTCCCACTAAAACTAGGGTTTATAGTATAAGAACTGCCCCCCATACCAATCCTTACTTGATAAGTAAGTGGCCCCACTGAGCCAGGAAGATGTTCAACTTCCATGACTAAAGCAGCTGCCCTAGCGTTATTACCAGCATCATAACTTCGTAGTCTAACTACATTAATGGCATCTGCGCTTATACTACTAAATAACGCTCCAATAGTTGTTTGTAAATCGCTAGTATCAGAAGTTAATACAGTTCCAACAAACCTGGCCCTAACTCTGTTAGTAGACTTAATGAGTGTTATAGCGGCTGTGACAATTTGGTCCCCCTCAGTATTTTGTGGTATCGTGCCATCATCTGGTATAGTTCCACTAAGCGCCCCAGTACTCGTAGACTCCCCATATGCTCTATTTACTATAGAGCCGACGGGGGTAACCGGAGTTTCAATATTTGTTGAATCTTTAAAATAAAAACCAGTCAATCCAGCCCCATTATCCTTTACGTAAATTCTCCCCACATTTGCTGCTGGCGCTGCTGGCGCTGCTATTTCAGTTAAATCAGCGTACCCAGCAGTAGCAATAACTGTAATACCTGCGTCTACACTAATATTTTTCTTTGGGTTGACCAATAAGGCCGATTGCCTTAATACCTCTGTAGTACCTATATAGTCTCTTATTTCTGTTACATCGTTAGCCCCTGCGCCAAGTAGGCGTCTAGAAGCCGTAGCTCCTGCGCCACTACCTAAAGCGTATCTAGTCAATTCATGCTCAGAAGCATCATTATCAGAATTTCTAATAGTAACAGCTGGTTCTGTTCCAGTAACTACAGATAACGTGCTAGTTAATGACAAAGCACCGCTAAATGTTACAGTAGAGCTAAATGTTACAGCGGCGCTAAATATAGCAGTCCCACTAAATGTCTGAGGCGGCACCCAAGTGACACCAGCAGCGGCAAATGTAGCTTGTAATACACCCGCCGCTGTCCAACTAAACGTATCTGCCGCTGATAAATAAAGACCTGTGCCTGTTGCGCTACCAAATGTATAACTAGGCGCTGTAACTGAGCCACTAGCTGCTTTAATGGGGCCCGTCATAGTTGACACGCCAGTAGTGGCTAAGCTTTGAGTAAGCGCAGTAGCTATATCGCTTAAATCACTATTAACAATTGCAGACAGTATCGTAGTGCCAGATACAAACGCTGCCTCCGGTAATGTGTAGACACCTGCTATATTGCGTGGCATATTGTTTTATCTACCAGTTAATGTAGTCGGATTATCTATTGTCTCTAATAAGCTGGGGGATTGTAATAACATTGCCCTCATAACGGCTGCATTCTCGGGAGTCATTTGACGACCAAGCCACCAACGCCCAGGACCAGTATTAGCCCCCCTACTTAATAATTGTCTGCCAGCTTCCGCGCCAGCATATCCAAATAGCGCACCACTCATATCGCCTGACATTCTATGCCCAATACCCGCCGCAGCGGCAGGAACCACAAATCTTGCTATACTGCCTTCAGTGCCTTCAGCCAACATTCTCCCACGTTCTCCATGGATCATTCTTTCTAATTCTGGTAAAGTTCTTGCAGTTCCATATTCTTCGGGGCCCAATCTATCACTTAATCTTTGCATCATTCTCATATTCTCGGGAGTAGGTCTTAATACCATTCTTCCATGTTGATCCCTTACAGAATCTAATCTGCCTACGCCAGAGGGGCCAATCACTCTGCCAGCCAAAGGTCCAAAAGCTCCAGTCCCTCCATGTATTCCTGCTACAGTGGCTAATTCTTGTGCATCTCTAATTGGTACCTCTGAAGTTTGTCTATCAGCCAAGCCAGCACCTGCACCTAATAAACCTTGAGAAGTCATATCCCCTATTAGCCCAGGGGATCGCCGCATACTATCACCGCCCCATAAGCTGCGAATTACATTCCCCGCCCCTGCGGCTGCTCTATGTGTAGCGAACGACGCAGGCCCAAATGCTAATCCTCCAGCAAGAAATTGGCCAGTGCCGCTTCGATATGGGTGCGCAGATTCATAATCTCTAGTAGCTTGTGTTCTATCAATAAAATTACCTAGTATTGGTATACCGCGTGCATGGCTTCTAGCTTGCGCGGCCACTCTTTGAGGATATCTATATCTTTCTCTATACTCCTGCGCCGTTACTGCCCTAGGTGACCTAACTCTAGTTGAATGATCAGGCGCAGTTAGCTCGTCCCACGGCGCCCCTTGTGACCCACGTTGCCTTTCTAGTATTGGTAAATCATTCCAAGGTTCGCCAGCCATTATCTTGGTGTTGCCCGTCTTAATTCAGGAACTTCAACCCAACTCCCAGATTCTCTAATAGGTCCGCCTCTGTACCTATAGCCGTTATATACTGTGCCAACTGGCAATTGCCCACCGCCAGCTACTATTGTTTGCACCAAAGTCTGCATGCGCCTATCATGAATAGCTTGCATTTGCGCATTAAAACCTTCTGGACTCCCTGTTCTAGAACGTCTTTCGGCAAATTGAGAAGCCATATTGCTTATTTCTATGTCACGTTCAGCAAATTGTCTTTGTATTTGCGCTATTAATCTTCTACCTTCAGGCGATGTTTGTAACCCAGCATTAACTCTTAAAAATGTTTGAAAATCAAATTGTGTAGGCCTGTTTGTTAGTTCTCTAGCGGCGGCTCCGCCTAAAAATGTATTTAATTTCTCTATGGCTTCGGCAACAGTTACTTGACTTTGGTCAAATGGAGTTCCCATTCCAGCGGCTTGAAATACACCGTTTACGGTCCTCTGAAATTCCATCCATTGTTGTGCATATTGACCAGACATAATCCGATCAGCGCCGGGTTGATTTAAGGCATCTTGTAATGTACTAATGATAGCAAGTGTATGCCTAGCTGCGTCGCCTCTAACAACTGCTTGAGTTACCGACTGCCAAGCAATATCACTTCCAGTAACCGCGCCTTTTTTTAATCCAGCTTGTTCAACATCTATTTGCCTATCCCTGAGAAACATACCACGATCTTGAAATGTTTCTCCAGAGGGAGGTTGCTGTAATTGGATTCCAGGTGGTGGCTGAATAGTGGCTGGGGGCTGTTGCGTATTAGGGGGCTGTAAATCAGTAGATGGGGGAGGTTGTTGTGTATTAGGTGGTTGCCTATCCGCGGTTACTACGTTAGGTGGTGGGTCACCCGGCTCTAGTATATAGGTATGCCTCCTACCATTACGATCAAATAAAGTTCTAGACGTTACTTCTGTCCCCGTTGCAGTACGTACTCTACTATCTACAGGAACAGGTATATATCCCCGCTCCCCCGTATGCGGAATTATCCACTGTCTCCCTCCGGGAACTTCAGTATATTGCGGAGTCCATTGATATGTCAAAGACTGTACAACTAACTGCCTATCTTGCTCTCTATAGTTAGAAAGCATCATTTGTTGCTCGGGAGATAGCCCAAACATATGAGGCATAGGGGGAGGAATATCAGCTAATGCATCAAAATGACCTCTCCTATACACAGGTAGTCCATGCACCGTTCTATCAGTAGTGGGCAGCGGTGCTTGTGCATTAGGTGGTTGAATAGTAGATAGTAGTTGTTCTAGGGCAGGTGGCGGTGCTTGTGCATTAGGTGGTTGTTCAACAATAGGTGGTGGTTCACGTAATGATCGTGCAAACCTATCGACTAAATCCCTATCCTCCCCCCTACCATATTGTAATTCTGGTGTACCTTGTGCTAATGTTGTTCCCGTTTCAGTATGTAATTGATCGCCTCCTGTATGCCCTGTAGGTGGTGATTGTATGTCAGGTGGTTGTAATTCATTAATAGCACCAACCCTCATTTCAGGGGGTATAAATCCTCGCATCCCCCCTGAGTCAGGCAAGACATTAGAAGTTTCAATATTTTGTTCATCTGTACGTAATCTATCACCATGTATTGTTAAATCCCCTGGTATATTAATATCACGTGTAGAAAGAATACGTCCAGGAATACGTAATGCATTAGCAGCTTCGTTTAATGAATCTGGGGCATTAACTTCTCTAGTCGCATTAAGCAGTGTGTTCCTCAATTGGTGGTCTAAAGTATCCTCCATAGTATCAGGTATCAATTGCCTGTCTGGTGGAATTCTACGTGTCTTACCTATTTTTACCTGCGGCCCTAAATCTTCTCCTTCACCCCTAGCTAAATGCACCATTGGCCTATCAGACGTTTCTTGTACCGCGCCACGCCTTAGCGCAGAATTAGGGTTTGTTATATCAGGAGTTGGTGTTACAGTAGTTCTCGAAGGTGGTAATCTACGCTGTGGAGGAGTTAAGTCTCCCATTCTCATGCCAAGCCTAGACCTTTCGGCAGTTTGAATAGCGCGAGACCCAGCTATAGCATTTAGCACATCTGCTGCCCCTTGAGTCCAATGTATAGCTTGAAACGCTTCAGGACCTACAGGCTGAGTAAATTTATCTTCTCTGCCACGAGGACCAGCACCAATTTGGTGCATCCCAATACTCTCTAAAATTGCAATCATTTCAGGCGTCATAGTTTGAGCATTTATAGGACCTAATAGGCCTAAACCAGGTTCCGTTAGGGGCATTATCTGTTACCTCCTAAGCCTATATTATTCATTATAGTTCCGTGATCTAGACCCATTCCACTAGACCAGCTATCCCTGCCAACAGTGTGTCTAATTGGCGATTGTGGAATATTACCAGAATTTGATTGTGGCCCACCAAAAAATCTTTGAATAGTTTGCATAAAACTAGGATTGGCATCCAATGGATTGCCCATTGTCGGTAATTGACCACCAGTTTGTTGAGTATATGACGGATCGCCTGTTATGCCAGTTCCCATAGTACTAGGCTGCATTTTAGCCCCAGTACCCAATATAGCCTCTAATATAGCTTGATTATCTGGATTCATGTTATACTCCCATCGGCGTCATACTTGGCGCACCTGTCATTCCACCTATCGACCCCATAGTCATACCCGGCATACCCATCGCTGTGCTAGCTATTCCAAATATTCCCTGCATCATTGCGTTATGTTGAGCTAATTTAGCTTGGTAAACTTGCATTTGAGCTTGATTATAGGCAGTATTTGCACCAACAAAATCAGCTCCCGCTAATGCAGGCTTAGGAGTATTGATTAAATTACTTGGAAGTGATGCTGGTTGCGTAAGACCAAATATCCCACCCAATGTTTTAAGTGGCTGTTCAAATTGAGTAACAGCTTGCTGGAAAGATTGCCCTTGTGTATCATTAAGGAATTTCATTATAGATTGGTTTTGGTTATCTTGCATAGTTCGCATTGCTCTATCGTAGGCCTGCGAACCTGGAACCAATCCCTGATTTCTTAGCTGATTATCTAGTTGCTCGCCTTGTTGTGTAAAATATGGAGTCAAATAAGCAAGTTGACGATCCATATTTATTTTAGTTTGAGTACCAGCAGTCTCAGAAAAATCAGGAGGTTGCTGGTACATCCCACTAGCCGCAGTGGATAGCGCGTTACCTGTATCCCCTAATGTTTGTTGAGTACCTTGTAAATTACCTAAAATAGCTTGTTGTTCGGGGGATAACTGACTTATAGCGGTAAATTGTGGAACCCCGTTAGCGTCCACGCCAGTCTGTATATACTGTAACCCACCATATGGTGTGGCTTGGCCAGTCTGCTGAGCAGACTGCGTACCAGTCAAAGCAGCTTGATTTATCCCCATCTGCGAAGCGGCCACAGATTGTGGGCTAGCGGGTTTAGGCACTTTAGGTGCTGACATTAATCCACCTTTTTGCCCAGCTTCTTTTATATTTATACATTATAGCATCTTCATTTTTATCAATGTAATCGTCTAATTTGCATTCAATTTTGAAACCTAATTTACACAGCATACGTATTGCTTTTTTGTTTTTAATAGATGGTCTAGCCCGTAGTATGTTACACCCTAATTCGTTAAAAACATAATTGAATAAATATTTAATTGATTTTCTAGTAAAACACCCTGGACCGTAGCCATGTAGCTCTATATTACTTCCATTATAATCAGTAAATATCGCAACACCAATAAGGTTAAAATTATCATGTGCTCCAATGGCAGAATAAGGCATGTATAGCTTAAGTCCTGTATTTTCTTTGTAAAAATTAGCAAGCCATTTACCAATATCATCTTCAGAATTACCACTAACAAATTTCATACTGGTTTACAACGCACCGCCGAACTCCATTATGGCTTCAAATGCGTTTATTCTAAATACAGATGCCCCAGCTCCGCTTGCGGTAACCGCTCCGTTACCATCAAAAACCATAGCATCGAATACACCTGTATCAAAAACACTGCTGGTTATAAGCGAAGTACTAGAAGCACTCCCGGCTAAATTAACCGCCATTTTTATGGCCAGCGCAACACCTATAACACCAACAGTCAACCAATTTAACACAGTTACAGTGCCAGAGGACCAAATAGCATTATCCCACAAATTTACATCCCACATGGCGCCAGACGGTGTTAATATAGTGACTGATGCAGTAAGCGATACATCTCCAAAATCAACGTCTACGCCTATTGACGGAGTAATTGAACCATCTGCGACCAACATAGGCCGCAACATACTCATATATTTATTTCTACCTGGATCATCAAAATAATTAAATGCACACTTTAAAGTTCCAGGTATAGCTGTAATTAGATCAGTAGAGCCTGCATATGCTAGATTAACATTACCATCGTTGTCACCGAAATATAGACTATCGTTAAAAATTTCAAAACAGTTAGCCCCCCATCCTGTAATTCTAAACCATCCCCCCGTTATACTATTCATAACAAATTGGTTTTGAGACGCTAACTCCTGCACTGGAACATTCATTACCAATAAACTTTGTTGGGGAAATGATATAGCCTGCCAACCAAATAAATCTTTGCCTATCTGTGCAGCACTAAGCATAGCATTTTGTATTCTATTTGTAAGTGCTACGCTTCTAACTCCTGAAGGATCAAACGGTAAAGATTTAGATATGGGTATTAACCCCTCTAATGTTATAATTACTAAATCTGATCCATATGGCAATAAACACCTTCTAGAAAGTGGTTTAGGTCCATTAAATACACCAACAAGCGCCCAGGCGTTAGCATTAGCGGGGTCAGTACCTTTATATACTATTAATTGTCCTTCACTCGATATAAATACAGCTAAATCGTCTGGACCGTTCCCACCATCTACTGTCCAAGTTCCCATGGCAGTTAAAGAACCGCCTTTAGACATAAACGCACCTAGATCAAATACGTTTGCTGTTCCCTGAATCGCATCAGTAGCTAAGTACCAAGCTCTTGTACTATTAGCTTCTATAAACCACACCCTTCTTTTATGTATATTTATATTTATTAGTGTAGAAGCAGTTACGCCTGTGATAGCTGGGTTGCTCCAAACAGTACCATTATACAGTAGTGGAGTATTTGCACCATTTACTGCGTATAAATAATTAGCACCCCCGGCAGGTGTAAAATTAGTGTGTTGAAACCTGGCGCTATTTAAACTAGAAACTTCTACAGTGGCTATCCCGTTAGAACTTACATCCCAAATTGTTGTATCCGATGCAGCAAATAATTGTTGTGATGCCCCGGATGGTCTATAGGTCATTAAAGTTTCAACAGACGATCCTATAGCTTGAACCCAAGCGTTATATCCGCCGCGAATTTCACACCAACCAGGGCGAGGAACAAAATTATCTAAAACTACGGCGTATTTGGGCTCCATATTGGACAATGGAGAAATGGCATCCCATCCACCAACAGGTGCACCGATAAGTTTAGATTCAACGTCGTGAGCGAAATATGGTAATTTCCCAGCCAGCAATTCAGAATGATTTTTATTGACATATCGTTGAATTATTGACATTATATATCTTCCAATGCATCGTAATCTCTAGCAAATATTTTATATTCCTTCACAAAATTATCTGCTTCAATTTCAGTTTTAAAAGTTCCTAAATATATACTAGTAACGCCACTTTTTGTATCTGCTTTAATTCTTCTTATTATAACCCAACCTTTTGCTTGTTTTCTATATGATTTAGATACCCCAATGTTATCACCATATTTTTTATTAGTATGCTCCTCTATAGTTAATTCATCTAAGTTATCCGGTCTATTGTTTAAAGGATTTCCATCTTTATGATCAATGTGGTGTTTATCTTTAGGCCATTTTTTATGTGTTAAAAACCAAACTAAATGGGATAATGATATCACCGATCTTTTAGCTTTATACGCTATTTCAACATGAACTTTATAATAAAGTCCTTTGCCTTCAACCAGCCCTTTTTCTATATTCACTTGAAATGTCTTTAATATATATTCTTTAAATTCTTCTGAATTTTTAGCCTCAGCGCCTTTTACTCTTTTAGACGGCATTTATTGCCCCATGCTGGTATCTGTGCCAGATGGATAGTACCCGTCTTGAACATTACTTGGACTAATTAATACACTCTGCGGCTGAGATGATAAACTTAATGTTGGCGCGCCGCCATCCCGAGCCATTAATCTCTCAACGTAGTCATCATATTCTTTTCTTTTACTTAGCCAATTAAACCCTTTTTGCTCCCAAAATCGCCACTTTATACCCATTATAATGGCACGATCATCTAATAGCGGAATATCGGTATCAGTAGCCCACAAAAATGCAAAACTCGTAGTAGAGCCTGCTACCCTGACTCTATTTTGAGATTGATATTCAAAAACTATTTGCAGTGGATCAGTAATTTCAGCAGGCGGTGGCCAAATTCTATAATTATTCGGGAATGGGCCTACTTGCCTGAAATATCTACGAGGACCAGTCGCTACTATACCAGATAAATGCCATTGGTCTATTTGTGGTGACAGTGGCCCAAGTAAACTCCACCTATTTGTTCTATCCCACCAAGTCTGATTAATAAAATGATCAAAATCGCTAGGCTCGGGATACATATCTTGAGAAAAAATCAAGTCTGCGCCGATTTCAGTGCCGGTAATCTCCATAGTTAAAGTAACTTGAGTTGCGCTATCCACAGATAATATCCTAGCGCCTACAGGTACATTATCGCCACTTACTGAAAAATAATTAGCAGATAGTGTTGCAGTGCTTGGAATACCAGTTATAATGGGGCTATTATCAGTTGTATTCCCAGTAGTTTCTAAAGGAGGGTTAACTGCTAAATTATATTCAAACGTTAAAGCAGTCCAGTCGTGTTTTTTACCTAATTCTTCTATTTCTGATTGTGCAAACCCCAACAACTGAACAGCATTGGGATCAGTACTGCTAATAACAGCAGTAGTGATCTGAAGCCCAAATTCCCGTTGCACAGCGTTTATGATATTTAATAAAGTTCTGTTTTGACCTGGCATACCAATACCATATATTTAAGTCAAAGAGACTAAAATTAATTAGTATTCGCACTTCCGAGTACAGCCCAAGTACTCACTGTAAGCGGATAACTAATAAGAGTTCTACCTCTTTCTACACTCAATCCAGTTGTACCCGCTATAGATACTAAGCTACCAAAAAAAGTAACAACACTACCTAAATCATTATTAGCTGCAAACACACTAATAATTGCAGCACTAAGATTTACAACTCTATATTCACTACCCAGCTGCCCGCCACCTGCCGGGCCTTCACCGCCTATTTTAGGAAGCTTTACGGCGCTAGTTCCAGTATTAACGATAGTAGTAAACTGAGTACCTGGAATCTGTGCCGCACTTCCAACAACTGTACCCACGGCTGTAAATAACGTAGGCGTATCACCAAGTAGATCAGCCATAAATGGCTGCATCCCTAGGCCCATTAAATCAGTTTTCTTTGTCATTTAAACATTCCTTTTTAGCTAAATCCATTAAATGTGCTAATAAACCACCGCCGTGTACTGTAATTTGCATTCTATCCGCGTAAATTCGCAACATTTTTTGAAAATCAAACAACTGTCCTAAGTGGTATCCAGCTACGTAAAACTTTTTGCCTTCAGGCCCCCCTAGCCTAATCTCCGTAATATTGCCTATTGTTTCTTTTTCAGGGTCAGTAAATTCATACGCATGGTGTTTAAAATTTTCATCAAGACAAGTATCGAAGCCAAAAAGGTGTAAATTATTAAAGCCCATACCAAGTGCAAGGCAAATGGCTCTAGTTCCAACTGTACAGCCTCCACCGATAACTGCTCTATTGCCAAATTCAGAAATGTCAAAATTATTACCCCCTGCATGCCAAATACAAGAGGTATATTTTTCTAAATGTTTAAATATACTTGGATGACATTGTGAGGCTAATAAATAAATAGTTGCACTACACGGTTTTTGCAAATAATTAATCATTATCTCATCTGGATCACACACTACGCATATATTGGGGTATATTTTATTTTCAATTAAATAATCATGTGATGAGCCACAAGCTACAATCTGTCTATAGGGCCCGAAGACTGTTAATTTATTATATTGCTTTAATTCTTTAATAGTTAATTTAAGAGATGGGCCACCTCCAACTATTGCAATTGGTACGCTCTCTCTCCAAAAGCCACTATTTGTAACTTCAAAATAATTATGTTTAACATTTTCCTTTATATTTGCAATAATTTCATCCGTAGATTTAGCAGTAGTAACGTTGCACTCATCTATTTTAATCATTAATCTGGTCTTCTACTTGTGCAACTGGTTTCCTACCCCTACGCTTAGCTACATCACTAGTAACGTGCAAGCTATTTATTCTTTCAGCCTGTACATCGTGACTAGGATCAAATGGAGGCTGAAGCTTATTCATGTCTGGATTTCTAGTAGCTGCTATTAATTGATCAACTTGAGATATCAATTTAGATACTTGGTCATCCCTTATTTTAAGAACCTGTTTAAGTTTTGTTATTTCATCTTGAAGCTTTAGAAAAGCAGTGCCATCAGATGCGTTTTCTAAATACGACTTAGCTATATTCACATATTCTTGCCCGCCCATCCCTATATTATCAACAGCATTGGCAGTTAATTTAGAGCACTGTTGAATTGTATATATACCATACCCCTTAAGATTCTCAGCTACAGCTGGATTATTAGGAAACAACAAATCTATAGGGGTCCCATCGGGAATTTGTGTTTCATTTTGAACAAATCTAGACCACTGTACGGGAAATCTATCTTTGTCCACGTCTAAAACAGGCCTATCTACTATATTTAATCTTTCCCCCGGCTCATGTATCCTGATAAAAATTTTGTTTTCAAAATGTCTGGCCCCGGCGCCAACTTCCATAGATTTAGCTGGATTTTCCACTGGCCTAGTATAAAAAACAACTACTTTTTGATTATCTTCGCCAAATCTAACAGTTCCGTAGTGAGACCCAGCCCAATTTACACCAGTCGGCTTAGCAAAATCACTCATTTTATTTTCCTAGGCTGCTTTCGTGTTTAGTTTCATGTGTTCTTGCATATTTCTACATACGTCAGCTATTAAACCTCCACCGTGGAATGTAGGTATAAAACATATATGAAAAACACTATAAAATCTTTCAAAATGAAAAGCCTGGGCTAAATGATAACCAGCACAATTATAGACTTTAGAGTCTTTATGCACATTTTGGTAGCTTCCTACTTTAATATCGTAAAAATTACCTAGCCCAGCAATTTCTGCTTTGTCACTAAAACCATACGCATGGTGTTCATTTTCTTCTCCCATGCAGCTATCAAACCCCCAAAAATGTATATTTGTATATCCGAGCATCATAGATATGCAGATAGACCTTAAACCAACTGTGCACCCCCCAGATATGCCTTGGTAAATAACTCCAACTTCACTATCTAATTTAGATACTTCTGCTGCTCTTTCGTCACTATGACAATGCCATAAATATACATTATAATTTTTTAAATAGTCAAAAACAACTTCATCACAAGATGACGCTACTAAATATGTAGTATCTTTGTGTGCTTTTTTGAGATAGTTAATCGTAACAGGGTCAGGGTCGCATATTGTACAGTAATCAGGTATAACTCCGCTATCTACTAGCCAATCATAAGACGACCCACAGGCTATTACGGGGTAACCAGATAATTTAAAATCTATAATCCTATCTAGTTCTAGCTTTATAGAAGGCCCCCCACCTATAAGAGCTATGGGGTTTTCATTGCCCTTTATCTTTTGAAAAGACTCCATTTCATGAAATCTTTTGAGTCCTCTTTTTACATTTTTTTTAACATTGTCCATAAATACGCTAACAGAGGTAGCTGTATAGCACTCTATTTTATTTATTCTAATATATTCTAGATCAGTAGGTGAAGTATTTACAGCTATATTTTCCATAAATACTTCACCATGACCCTGGTCAACACTAAATTACGCGCTATCAGACACAGAAATAAGGATACCCGGCATAATGTAACTAAACCCAACAATTTCACCAGCAGTACCGCTTGCGGTAACAGCAGCTTGTAACCCATTTAATCTCTCATTAGAGCCACCTGTAGGGGCAACCCTACCAGCAGTGCTGCATACATATAAAGCACTACCAGGAGCAACGGAGCCGTCTGTTGCTACATTAACTTTAGCGCCACCAATCACTTTCATGAGAGCGTAGAAAAATTGACTAGCATTTGCTACACCAAGTGGTGCAGTTCCTGCGCTAGTTTGTCCTGTTTGAAACTCCGCAATCCCAAAAGCATAGATACCAGAGGCTAAAATCGCAGTAGTGATGTTTCTAGCCTGTAAGTTTCTATCAATTGCAACCACATTAAAAGCAGTTACAGTAGCAGATGCTTGTACGTATGCCCATTCACTAGCGTTATTTCCCTGCACCCTTTCACCTAAATTGATAGGCTGCATAGGAACTTCAGGTAGCGCAGAAGCATCTACAGATATTGGAGTATTTAAATCTACTCCAATCTTTCCGTCCATTGGGAACCATTGAGTTCTAACTGTCATTGTAATATCTCCTACATGCTGTTACTGTTATATTCTTGAATTACGCGGAAATTAAACCCTGAAGAAAAGCGTTACTAATAGTCATATTTCCGGCCCATCCAAGAATCCTAACCATGGCGTCCTGGTTAATAGAAAACCTATCAGGATCAAGTGGAACCATGTTCCTTTGAGCATGTGGCCTAAAGTGAATATAATTAGTATTCAAGAAGTACATCGTATTAGTGGGGGCACCGCCAACAGAACTAGTACTAGTGCTTGTTTGGAATGGAATTGGATCACCAGAGAATCCCTGGAATCCACCATCTAAAACAACATCACTAGACATATATTTAAGTGATTCAAACCCTGCTTCCGCAAGATCAGGAGCACCCCCATCAGTAGTAATACGTTGAATAGCTTGGAGCGCTTGGAGATAAAACCTAAACATGTTGTTATCTGCAACAATAAGATCGGGTTTATCACGACCCCTTAAGAGTTGCACATACAACGTATCCATATACTGAAGAATATTAGCGGCATTAGCGGCTGCGCCACCACTAGTTGACGCACTAAATACAAGATTGCGCCAAAATGCCCATTGTGAACGATCAATACCACCAACCGTACCAGTAGAGGGGCTAGCAGCGACTAAAAGCTGCAATCCACTGATAGAACCACTAGTAGTTCCATCTCCGTAGATACCATTAGAAAGACCGTTCATAAAGGTCATTTCACCATTTTCTACACGACCTTCAAGAAGATCAATAATGGCTTCTTCGCCACTGTTCTGAATTTCTTCTAGGCCAGATATACTAACTGCGAGTGCGGCTTGACGAATAGGAAATTCAGCAGCGGTAAAGACCTGCGAAGGATTAATATTAATGGTCTGATAACCGCTGTACCAAGTGAACGTAGTATTATTCGCATAGTTTAGTTCTTGAACAATAGTACGTCCACCAGAGAAAGTCTTGATCCTTCCCTTGCGGTTTAGTCGAGCAAGCAGTGCATTGTTGCGAGATACGTTATCTTGCAAAATACCTGTTCTGTTACGAAGCGTAGTCGTAACAATTTCAGAAAGATTTGGAAAAGCCATTGATTAGCTCCATTAATAAATTAATTTCTAGCTTCCTGTATGGCGGACATAATACTGTCCCTAACGGAAGACTTATTAGATTTTCCACGAGTATTGGCTTGCTCAGAAATATCACCAGAAGGAGAAGATGGTTTTAACCCAACGCTAAGAGATTTCGCCTTATTTACTTTAGCCTTGTTTTCAACAACTTTCTGTTTTCTAGCAGCTTCTACATTAGCGAATTTATCGTTATCTCGCTCTTGTAAAACTTGCTCGCGTATTTCTGGATGTGTATAACAAGCAGATTCATACGCGGCATCTAAATCCAAGCTGCCATTAACTAGCGGTATAGAACCACCAGCTAATAAATTAAACATATGTTGTCTAACTTGGGAAAAATAAGGCTTATTCTTATAGGTTCCATCTTGCTGTAGACCAGCCCAATTACTTACAGATTGTTCAGCAGTCAATTCTCTTTGCCGTTGATGATTAGATCGTAAATCTGATACTTCAGAGTACATACTCTCAAGTGCAGTTACTAATCTAGGATCGACAGGTTGATATTGAGGCGAATCATCTTGGTAATTAGTTTTCTGATTTTGTCCTACTGCTCCATTCTGCTTCTGATTATTTCCAGAGTTTTCAACATACAAAGCTGGTAAATCAATTCCAAAGTCTTGTGCTAGTTGCTGAATTGCCTGATATTTATTGGGTCCAGCAAGCGCATTCATCCATTGAAACAATCTATCAACAGTCTGCGCCGGCGTCACACCTAGTTGTCTAATAGACCCCTGATACGGTGCAATGGCAGCATCAATATCTTTGTATTGAGCTACTTTACGTCCCAATTCAGCTTTTGTATCAGAAAGCTCTTTCTGAGACTTAGTGATATATTGCTGAGTACTAGAAGATAACTTAGCCCAGTCTTTTTGTACCTCTTTAGGAATAGTTGTAGGTACGACAACTTTAGCTTCTACTTCTTTTGATGCTTTTTCTTTAGCTTCTAGTTCTTTTGATGTTTTTTCTTTAGCTTCTACTTCTTTTGATGCTTTAGCTGATGCTTTTTCTTTAGAGTCTTTTACATCCGTTTTATCGTCTTTGATTTTTTCTTCTTCGTCTAATATAATTTTCTGTTCAGATTTATCATCTGAGTCATCTTGTTCTTTTGCGTCATCTTTTAATTCATCATCTATTACCGTATGCTCCTCAACGGCTGCTTTAATAGCATCCCTTACGGAGAGGGGCTGTTCCTCTTCGAGGTCTTCCTGCTCAGTCTCCTGACGATTCCGGGGATTCTTTGCCATGTCTTTCTCTATACATACTCAATGTTGATTGTCAATACTGTAACTAGTAGTTACACTTTCCTGCCGTTCTTAAGCTCCCAAATAGCTCTCTTTACATCATCGCGTCTTTCTCCTGTATTTAATTTTTTAACCCTCCGTTGTTTTAACAACGGTGCTGTATCATTACCAACTTCTATACAGCCTCTAGCTCTAGTCTCATCTCTAAATTTTTTCTTAGATGTGTAGTATTTATTATTAGCCATATGTCTAGTCGGATTCATTTCGTCTGAATTATAGTATATTTTAACAGCGGTATTACCTTTCATCATTTGAAGATGAGCAACTTTCACGTATTTATTAAAATAGTATTCTTCGCTTGTAATCAACTTGTCTTGTTTAATATCATATACAAAACTAGGCACTTGGATTACCTTTCTTATCTTTACGTGCTTTGTCTTTTTCTTTAATCTGTAACTTCATTTGATCCATTTTTTGGGTATGCTGCGCTTTTGCTTGTTTATTTTGTAACTGAGTTTGTTCCATAGTTTGTGCATGTTGTTTTTCCCCCTGTTCTAAAGTCTGTTGATGTTCAACTTGAGATTGATGCATCTGCATATTGGATTGTGTTAATTTTTGCTGGTTTTGTTGATGTGCAATCTGTGATTGCTGATTCATTTGCTGAGATTTAATATTAAGCTCACGCATGGAAATTTCATGCTTCATCTGCATCTCTTTAAGTTTTAATTGATGCTCTGCTTGAGCATGCTGCATTTCCATTTGGTTAAGTTGACCTTGCCTTTGATCCTCCATATGTTGTTTTTGTAAATCACGTTGATCGTTCATTTGTTGAGATTGCTGCTCCATTTTAATTTCTTGTTGCCTAGACTCCATTTCCATTTTTTGCTGTTGAATAGCAAGCATTGCTTTAGCTTGCTCCATCTGCATTTCTTGCTGTTCTGGAGAAGCTTGAGGATTCTTTATAGCATCTTTAGCCTTCTTATCCATTTGATTGACAAATAAATCAATAGAAGACTCTAAATCCCTACCTACTCTAAATTTACGAACTCCAAACTGTAAAAATCTACCAAATAACGGAGTAACTTCTGGCAATTCTTTGGCAACAGTAGACGCTTGAGTTAAAAATTGCATAGTAGCTGTAATAAATTCTACAGCATCTTGCCGCTCCTGAGCAGCATCCCCAAAAATAGTACTATCAGTTTCAATATCTATGCGATAACACCTAGGAACATCACTTCTTAATAATTTAATAGCCTTATCTAATTTAACTACTACCATTTCAGCGGGGTCAAACATCTGTTGAGCTAGCATGTTTTGCATATTTTGCAGCATATTATTAGGCTGTGTCATATTAGGTGCTTGGCCCCCTTGGAACGGCACCACGTTGCTCCCAGGAGGCCCCTGGGGCGCTTGGAGCTGGCCACCCCCACCCATGCTTGGAATCGTTGCTGGCAGGCTTCCTAGGGCTCCTTGCGGGCCTCCTGGTTGGGTGAGTTGTAGGGGCTGTGGTTGTTGTGGTTGTTGTGGTTGTTGTGGTTGTTGTGGTTGTTGTGGTTGTTGTGGTTGTTGTGGTTGTTGTGGTTGTTGTGGTTGTTGTGGTTGTTGTGGTTGCTGCCCACCAAACATACCAGCCAAGCCATTACCTTGCTGCTGATCATTCTTAGGTAATTTAGACTCAAATTCTTCCTTTAAAACTTCAGGCGATAATTCATCATCATACAAAATTCCACTTGATTCTATGAGAGTTTTAACACTGAAATGCTTTGCTGCAATCTCTGCAACGATTGCAACCGTATCTCTAGCAAATCGAGCTACTTCGTTTTGACGGTCAGATAATCTAGTCCCAGCATTGTTACTTTTAAGCCTGATTCCCCCAAGTGTTTCGCGACTATCCGTAGTTCCTCGGATAACGTCTGAAATTCCTGTAACAAGGTCTAAATCTTGCATTAATTGTTGACGAACTTGTTGTAAGGTTTGAATAACCTTCTGTATTTCGTCTATAGGAAGGAAACTTATCCCGCCCTTAACTCCGCCTTTTTCTGCATGAACAGCCCAACTATCTACAGGCAGTAGTTCGTTTTCTACACCTTCAGTAAGTAACCTCTTTAGTGGTGCATTAGACGAATCATATGTACCTGCAACCTTACAAGCTTTAGTTAAAAGAGCTAAACGTTGAGTAAGTTCATCTATTTGTATAGCTTGGTCTTGATACTCGTAATAATCAGGTACAGGTATTAAACTATTACTAGTAAGTGTAGAAAATAACGGAGGTGGCACAGGAAAAAATTTCTTTAATTTAAGATAATCATCTTTAACATCTGCTAAGAAATCGTACCCTGGTGACACCCAATAAATTTTTCTATCTGTTTTGTTCCAAATCTCATATATAGTTATACTTCTTTCATTAACATCCCTAAAAATAGGTGTATCGGTGTAAGATTGTCTATTACTAGATTGACCAAGGGGGGTAGTGTCCCCGCGCATATCGGAACCAATTTTATTTCCAAACCTTTGCTTAGCTTCTTTTTTAGATATATATACTCTTTTAGCTATAGCTTGAACCTCTTCCCAAGTTCTTACTTTAGATGGGAATACTAAGAAATCATGCCAATCTATATAATCTACAGGAGCTTGCTCAGATAACAATTGCTCTCCAGTATTTTCAAGTTTATTAGATTCTTCGCTGTCTTCGTCCTTACCATCTATCTCTGCTAGTTCATCTTCTACACCACTTTCAGTTGTTATAGGTAAACTATCTCCGCCACCTATCTCTGGCTCATATCTTACCCAAACAGTACCTCTCCCTGGCAAAAGATAATCCATAACTGCTTTATTTATGGCTTCGTGTAAACCATTTTCATCTAATTGATTTCTTGTTGTTCTCTCAAGTATTACAGAACTTAACCTTGCAACAGGATCACGCTGTAAAAATTTACGCTCTATTACTGGTATAGGTTTTTTACCATACAAAGCAGGTTTTAATATTTTAATATTGGTCCAAAGAACGTTTAACCTTCTTAAAGTACTTTCATCGGCTTTAGTGCGCTCATCTCTAAATCGCTTTACAACTTCATTACCTTTTTTTACCCAAGCTCTATTCTGTTTTTCAACAAACTCAATTTGTTCTTTCCAAAACGCAGCTAATTTACGAGATTGTTCGTTTTCACCTGGTTTTATATCAGATGAATCATTATTTTCTACTAGTTTTAAATTAGCTTTTTTTGTTTTAGCCATTTAATTTGCTTCTTCCGGCGTTTTTCGTCTAACAGTCACAGCGGGAGTTCTGCGGCGAACTTCTTCCCGCTGTCTTCGTAATCCTTCTGGGCCCAGTCTAGTTAAATACTCTCTTACTTCTTGCATAGGGGCTATATTAGTAAAATCTTCCCCCCTTGGGGATATTCTAATAGGGTGCGTAGGTTCTCTAGTACTGCCACCATATCCATATACTTTAGAGGCCATTACCCCTCTCCTTATACCATCCTCACGTATAAACGCCCTACGAACCCCGTCTGCATCATATTTAATTTTTGGTGTAAGTAAATCATTTAATCTTCTAGCTATTTGTGTGTAAGGAGTCCCCCTATCTCGTAAACTTACAATAAACTCAGAAACCAGTGGTTCTCTATACTGTAGTGGTCCTCCGTGTGTTCCACCTTTTAATTCTTGAGTTTGTAGTCCTCTTAGTCCTATATCTGGCTCGCCTAGAATTCTATTATACACTCGATCATCTATATTTGCTAAATGGTGGCCATGCATACGCCTTTGTGTAGGCGGCCCCGAAAAGAAATTAGTAAATACTCTTTGGCCTGCATCTCTTAATTCACTTGGCGTCACTTCTCTTTGTGTTCTTCTCATCCAATCCGGTGATATTCTATTTGGTGGACTAACGCCTAAATCAGATTCTGCAAATGAAAATCTTGTTTGCCGAGATGGTGGAAGACTTAGCGGTAAATCTAATTGTTCTGTAGATCGTACTCTCTGCACGGCTTCAGGCATATTAGTAGAATACCTGGGAGCCTTACTTGGAGAAATTAAAAATTGTCCAGACGGATCAGTAGATAATCTATGCCTAAGTGCGTCTATAAGTACATCTGCATCCCTATATGATTCACCACCTACGTTTCTAGTAAGCCCCTTATTTTCTATGTGGCGAGGGTTAGCTAAAATATCTCCAGTATCAAATCTTCTACCAATTTTAGTTCTATCTGGTATTCCTATGTGCCTATCTATTGGTACTCTAACATCTAAATTCCTAGTCAAAGGATTAGTAATACCAGCATGTCTGTCTATAATATTAATATATACACTTCCGCCTTTATCTTGTTTTATTGTATGAGGCACACCAGATTCAGTTAGCCAATTAGTCACTTTATCAATAGTATCACGTGCCTCCCTTGGTACTCTTACTCCTTTAGTTTGTAACTGACGCAAAGTATCAGTCATTTGATTACCGGGGCCCCTAGCACCAGGACCAAATCTATCCCCCCGCATTCTTGTTCGTGGGTCTAATTCCCCAAACCCACTTGTCGGCTCTAACCTACCACTTGCTACACGCTGTTCTGCCGAGCCCGGAACGGTGTGAGGCTTATGTTTACCTATTTGTAAATCCAGTTTATTTTCTAGTTCATTAAGTCTTCTCTCATACATCAACACATATCTATCTAACATCTCTCTTTGAGATAAAAATCTAGGGTCATTAGGAATTATTTTTAATCCGGTAGATATGTTTCTGTCTAAGGCTTGTATTTGTTCTCTTAATTTAGTTAAATATTGAATTTCTCTTTCTAAATTTTCAGGCTGCTGTCTTTGCCCCCAACCCCTAGGATTAGTTGGTATAATATTTCCAGCATTTGCGTTTATAATCTCATGACTAGACGCACCGCCACTAATCATTTCATCAAACTGTTGACGAGTTAGCGGTGGTAATTCTCTTTCAAACCTAGCTACGTTAATTCTATGAAAAGCATCGCTAGATGCAGGCGGAGGTACAGTTTCGCCGCTACCAGTAAACCTCCTATTTATTGGTAGCCTATCAAAATCAACCCTAGGCATTTCAGGAAGGTCTAGAGACCTACGTGCAACATTTAATGCATTAAACGCCTCATCTGCGCCTACATCTCGACCGCCTTGAAATACTCTAAATTGATGCTCGCTGCGCCTTTCTTGCTGTGTTAATCTACGAGAAAGAGCGTCGTTATATTCATTACCACGTATAATATTTCTATTACCAGGCTCACCTATTGTTACTGCGCCTCTGGCATTGGCTGCATGCTCATCAAATATATCGCCGGTACGCCTCCTAAATTCCCTTTCGGGGACTATTGTCCTAGCAACCCCCGGGGTATCTGTTAAATCTCTAATTGTTGGAGCTTCTCTTATTGTTGATTGAATTTCTGGTGTTTGCCTAAGCGCAGGTGATAATTCTATCCTAGGCTGTATTCTAGCTGTTCTAGATGTAGTGAGGGGAAATGCACGTCCCATTCCAAATCCCATACCAGATATTAAGCCTTCTAGCCTCTCATCTGGCGTAGCATCTTGCCTGGATGCTGTTTGTGTTGATTCAACTAATTGCTGGGGTATCCCCTGAATTACACCTAACAACCTATCTAATATATTATGCTGCCCTAAAGCTTCCCTAAGTGGTTCTTTACCTACTACATCACTTCCCCTCTGCAATATACGCCTGGGAATTAATCTATCCGCCCTGGGTCTTTCCCTAGGCGCAATAGGCGGTGGTAAAATTTGGCCACCTAAAGTTGGATCAACAATAGGTCTTCTAAATATAGAGGTATTAGGTGGTTCTTCTAAATCTTCGTAATAGCTCATCTACGTCCTAAAATTGCCTCTAATAACATTTCTATTGAATTTAATTCTCTGGATTGCCTTCTCCTTGGTAAATCTCTTGCATATCCACCAAAAGGATTAAGGAACCCAAGTGGATTTGTGTCCCCCGTTGCCATTCTTCTACGTTCTGCATCATCTATTCCACTTCCCGTAAGCCGCGTCATTATTCCGCCACCAGAATTAGAAAGCCAAGTGGGCAGATCACCTATAGCTTGTGGAGGAGGTTGCGGCGTGTTAATTGGTGCAGGGGGAGGTGTATTAATTGGTGCAGGGGGAGGTGTATTAATTGGTGGTGGTGGCGAAAATGGACCCACCCCAGCGGGCAGATCACCTAATGTACCTTGTCTCTGTATATCTTGCATTGGAGGCGGTGGTGATAGTACGTTAGGTGGAATTGTTGGTGTTGTTAAACCTCCTGCCGCTCCGGGGCCAGGAACTAACCCGCCCGATCCTGGCAATCCTCTAGGTCTTATTTGTGAAGGTAGTTGCGGTTGAAATTGAGAAGGCTGCGGCTGTGGTGTTTGTGGCTGTGGTGGCCTAATTACACCCATATTGGGACGCTGCCTAAATTGTCCTAACCTAGGATGCATAGCTTCTGGATAGATATCTCTGTAGAGTTCTCTTATCCAGTCTGGCTGTTCTTCAAACATTAGATTAACACCTTTAATTAATCCTAGCTTTATTAAAATTACTGTGAGTAACAATGCTATTTAAATCATCATGTATAGCTATAGATGAAATATTGATGCCAAATGTGTTGTCTTTCTTACGTAATAAATCTCTAACCATATTATCACTATATGATCTATGGTAGGGTCTACTCATGCAGGCGTATCTGATTTCATCAGGAGCGTGATCTTCGCCCTTTGTATCTACATCTTCAGGTTTATTTTCGTCATGTTGCATAGCTGGTAGTGTTCTTATAGCTTCAGGGCAGCTATCCATAAAATAAATCATCGGTCGACCATCTTCCCCCATTAATCGTTCACGCACTGCATCCCAGCCACCCATGGCGCCGCCCTTAGCAACACGGGAATTATCTGCTTTCCTGAAGTGTAGATGATAGGGATATTTTGACATTCTTTCTGTGATAGATGGCCCGCCATCTTCTTTAGTAGCGGATGGATCAATAACTCTGTAGGTAAGTCGTGCCCTACCGTTCTCATTTTTAGGCTCCGATTGCTCTCTCAAACATATACCTTCAGCTACTTTAGATGCGTCTAATTTGAGACCTACATTGGGAACGGTTAGCCCGTTTTTATCTTTCGGTGCTCCGTACCATTCTTTATACCTTACAATAGCCCCTCTAGGGAGTAGTAACCGCTTATTGTCGACCCAAGAATTGATTTCAGGAGTCATTCCATAAAATTTCTGATTATAGTCTATAAAATCAAACTCATCTGGAACAATAGCCCACCAGCCAACAGAAAAAGGTTTAGCGCTGCCCCAATCCATAGACATAAATCTAGTCCAACTGTCGGGGACCTTAAACGTTTTAATTACATGGTTAGCAGTATCCCATTCCTGGAAAAATGCACCAAGCATTACATTCCAATCGCCCATAAGCCAAGCACGAACAAGCTGCTCGTTGCCAGCCATGTACAGATTACCAATGTACTCATTAGTATAAGTATATTTATTATCCGTAACCTTTGAAGGTATAAAAATTCTCTCTTTTTTAATAGTTTCATTCGTGAATGGGTTTTTATACTCGGTTGGTAGTATTTTCATTCCAAGAGGCGCAGGGTCTATATATCGCTGCTTTATCCATAAATGCCCCGGACCACCAGGATTAGCAGTAGCAATAAACCTGGAAGACACATCAGGGTTACGTCCAAGAGTTGCAATAAGCTTTTTAATGGGGGCTTCATTTGGAAATGTTCCCATTTCTTCAACGTATACTCTAGTATAGCTGTGCCCCTGGTAACTCATAGCATCGGAATCATTCTCTAAATAAGCAAATGTAAGGCGAGCACCTCCAGGAAAACGCCACATTTTATCTACTTCATTAAACTTAGCCCCAAGAAGACTGTAGATAATCCTACTACGCTCAATAAGCTCACGGAGTTGTGTTCTTTCGCGCCTAACACATAAACCAATAGCAGCACTGCCATACATATCAGCATGAACGGCAAATTCACCCAATACTCCGTCTGATTTACCGCCGCCTCTCGCTCCGCCAAATAATGTCTCAAATACGGGGCAAGTAATGAGCCAACTCTGCGGCCCAGGTAACGGTTGCCACGCTATATTTAGTTTAGGTTTATCCATATTCTCTAATTAAAGCTGGATGGTGTCAAACCTTAATCCTCCGCATTGCAGGACGCTTACCATAACTATTGCCACTACGCACACCACCAAATCTATGCGCCGTACCTTTTACCAGAGATATTTCTCTGGGTGAAGCATTAGATTGTCCTTTAGTGATGTATTTATCTTCCCAACCACTTACAGGAGAACGCTTAGGCACACCTTTATTAAATTCGTAGTCTTTTTTAAACCGTGTTTCTTGCTCTTCGGCTGTGTAGGGCTCGCAAACAACAATAGTTGGGGGTGCTTCGTGGAGTTTTTTCTTTTTAGGCATTTTACACCTCAATATTAACGTTATAACTAATAAAAGTTATTTGAACTAAATCTAAGGCTTGTTGGGTAGACAACCCTATTTCTTTGGTTAATATATAAAATAAAGCATAAATATTCAACATATTTTAATCAATCTTCTTAGGGCCACTTGTATTACCAATACCAGATTTAAATCCTTTACAATCGTGGCCTATTCGGTTAGATGCATTCTGCATGCCTTTGGTTGAATCACCACTATTAGTTCCATGAGCGCTGCTCATCTTACCAGATGATCGCCTAGCGGGTGATTTGCCAGTAGGTAAACATTTGTAGCCTGGAAAGTTTTGAGCTTTTGCGTGTGAACGATTAGGCGCGGGGTTGCCGTAACCTTTACTGCCGTAAGCCATTTAAATTACCTCTTTTATAGGTTTAAATATTCCGCCATGTGCAGTACTGTGCCAAATATTTTTATTACATTCATATAATTGTTTACTTCTTTCATACTCTTCCTTAGTTTCTTCTTTAGATATCCACAAATCTTCTTGCTTAATAGGTCTTGGGGTGTGAGTAGAAGTAAATCCTGTCGTATTATTATCCATTCTCCTATCATCTAAAGCTTTAATAATTCTAGCTTTTTGTGCCTCTGGATCAATTTTATTGACTTGAACATATTTATTTTCTTCTAATCGTAGAAATAATGTATTATTTTTTGTTAAATTATTTACTAGCTCAGGTGCTCTACTTCTCAAAGTATTTCTAATTATTTCATCAAATCCAGGAGGCGCTGTTACTTTACCAAAAGTAAATCCAAAATCAACCGTAGCCACTATTTCAGCAGCTGCTTCTTTAATAAATATATATGGTACTACAGGCGCGACAGCCAATAGTGATAAAAATTTACGTCTAGATAACTCACTCATTTATGATCTCCTGGGAACACCAATCCCCATAACACAATGAACCAAGAGTTGATAGATTTAAGATAATTACTTGCCGACGCTGTTTCTTTTTTATAGAAATTCAGATAAATGTAGCGGGTTAGCCAATAAATCGGTTTCCAAAAGATAACTAGGAGTAAGCTAAACCAAATCATAGTGCCTTCTCCACTTTTAAGTCAGTTATCTTGTTGTAGTCATCCAGAGCTGTCTGCATTTTAGTGGCTAATCGATACGCTATTCCAGCTGATCTGAGACCTGTAGCTCGCAATCCTGCGTCTATTAAGCCTACATTGTTTTGTAGTTCTTCTATTGTAAACTCTATTTTTATTGTGTTAGTTGTATTTTCCATTACCTATAGTTCTTTTTAAAACGCTGTCGCTCCACATGGGAACCAGTATGTTGTTCCATTCATGTTAAATGATGCTCGATGGCCAAGATTAGTAGATGAATCAGCACCATTAGTAATTGCAGTTGCTGCGCTGGTGTTAGCTGTCGGAGTTTGATTAACTCTTACTGTAGTTGTTTGTAGTGTAACTCCGCCAGTACCCGCCGGTGTCAGCCTTAAATCTATGTTATCTGTCCCTGTTCCAGCTGTTTCAGCTGCCCATTCAAAATAACCTGCACCTGACTGTAACGCTTGCCGCTCATAATTAGACGCATCAGTAATGGTACGATATACCCTGAATGTTTGAGCAACTGTAGATAAACTTAGAGATAGTATTCCAGATGCTTCAGGTATTAAATCACTTGTAACCGCTCCACCCGTATCGGATGCAAATCTTATTCTAGCTCCATTTAATAGTGAATATGTACCCGTGTCTATTTGAGCACTCAAAGTAGACCCTCTACCTATTTGTATACTATTACCAAACGAAACCCACCCTCCATCTGCTATACCAGAAGTTATATTAACGATTGCTGACGCGTTATTAATATCTAAAAATTGCAATCCAGTTATTAGTGTTTTAGAGATTTTAAATTTATCAACACTGCCTACCTGTAAATTCATTAACAATGAATCAGCAGCCGATGCTGTATTTGTAACATTCATCTTTATAGCTGTGAATGTGGTGCCTCCAGCATTCCACGTATCAGCCATATTATAAATATTAGTGGGCATATTTATAGCTCTTTCCGTTCTGCACTTCGTGCAACATCTTCGATGTACCCATCACCACTTAGTTATACTCTACTAACTAAATATTCCCCAAACCTGTCTACAATAGGTACGTCGAACCTATCCAATATAGCATTAGAAGGCACAACGCTACCACCTGTACCCTTAGTCATCTTCCAAATATTGATTGCTATGCCAATAAAACTGTACAGAGTCATATCAAACCTACAAGAGATGATGCAGTTGTACTAGTGGAGTTAACTCTAATAGAAACCACAGGAAGAATACTGCCTTGTGGAACACCTATAAACTCTTGTACAGTACCCGCGGGGGTTACAAGTGTAATATTCCCCCCTACACCAACGTAAATCGCTCTAGCCATAGAATTAAAATTAACGGAGTTGGACGGTGATACACTAAATGTATCTAATGCAGGCGCTGTAAATGTCGGTGCCCCAAACGGCGTAGGACCTGTTACCGCTGCCATATCTATAGTTCTTTCCGTTCTGCGCTTCGCGCAACCACTTATATATACCTCTAATTTATTACTTCAATATCTTCAACTATTTTAATTTTACCGTTGCCACCCCCATTGATTAATTTCATTGGGGGCTCAAACTGCATAGTAGTTTTCAACCATGTTGTACTATCGTTTATTACTTTAGGCGCTACAACCACGAACCTATGTGTAATATCTTTCTTAACCTCGATGCTCTCTAACTTAGGCGATTGGTATGGAGCTAATTTAGATGCACACTCTATAGCTATGTTATTAAACTGGTTCATATCTTTGTGTAGAGCAACTAGCAAATCACCCCTTGATATGTTATTTTGTTCAACTACTTTAATTAAAAACAAAGCAATCTTTTCTGCTTTCTCGTGATAAAACACCATTTTATCATAAAGCACGTCTGTAGCTTTGTATTTAGATCGTATAGAATCTCTAAGGTTACGTTTTTTTAATCTCTTGTACATACATCTAACACAAAGTTAAGGGGCTGAGCTTCAGGTGTAGGTGCATCACGTCTACATGATCCTTCATGGCGGCGGACACTAAACGCTCGCGCCCAGCCCCGCATACAGTGTAGTATAGAGAATCCTCTTGTCAAGGGTGTAAGTATGAGTTACAATGCGGTAGCTAATGATATAGCTGATAATGGGGCAACAATGCTATACAATCGCATCCGCGCTTATGGAGCATCAAAAATGAAGGAGGAACATCAAAAATGAAGGATAATACCAAAATAATCATATGGTTCACAGCTGGTTTTTTAACAAGCACAGCGTTCTGGTTAACAATATGGCCGTGGTGAAATAAGAAAGATCACTAAATGTCTAAATCAACAGCAATATCCAAGCGATACCCTATATTTATAGACTTCTTTGATAAATTCGTTTCAAGAAAACAAGAAGAAATTAACAAATTAAAAGAGATGGAGTCTCTCTATTTAATAGCTAAAGAGGCTCTAGAGATGTATGATTACCCTAATGATATTAACATCAATAACCACATCACCAGCATTCAAATAGATATAATTCTTACAGAAGATAATCACTATAAAGATTTCCTGCCTCTAGTTAGCTGTATTACAAAGCTGCTATCAGACAAGTCTCTAAGAAATAATGAAGAGCCGTCTATCGGTCAATCAGATACTTTTATGTATTATTGGTATTGGGCTGTAGTAAATAAAAACAGTAATGTTGCTAATTTTAAAAATATAATTGTTAATCTCCACATTCCTATGAAAGGTACAAAATACTATAAAATAACAAGTAGATCAGAGACATACACAACTACAGTGTACGACGGATCGTGGATAGACAAATGAAAAAAACAGCTGTCAAAACACCTAGGAAATTCGTAGTTACTATAAACTGTGACTCAAAAACTGAATATAAATATTTATCTGTTTGCCTACATAATATGTTAGAAGACGCCATATTATATGGTAATACCTTGTTTGATTCAGCGAGCGTAGAAGTTAGCAAAGTAGAACCTAAGCGCAGGAGTAAATAATGTGCATAGTCAAACATAAAATTACAAATATGTACATATGCTACGACATTAATCTCAAAGAGCTTGGCTGGTGTAACAGCAAAGACGATGCTTTGAATTTCGATTCTGAAAACGATGCGCGGCAAACAGTGTTCTTTATGAAGGTGAGCATAGATGATGTGGAGGTAATAAAAATATGATATATGTGGCGCTGTACTTATATTTAGTTGGTGGGATTGCAATCATAATTGTTAATTACGGGGAGGAGGGCGCAGTAGATAATATTTTTTTGGCAGTGCTATGGCCTGTAGTACTTCCAATAGCAGTAATTTATTATTTGTGGGGTGGTAAGTGACTAAAATTGTGGTGCCTCCAAAAGAAATACTGGAGTATATTAGGGAGAATTATAGTTACGACACTCGGGGATGGATTAATGGGCCGCTGAAGGATAATATTGGAGAATTTAGTAAGAGACCCGATGGTAAAGTTATAAGAAGATTAAAAATTCAAAGAAAAAACTATAAAGTACACCACATTGTTTGGTTTCTATGTAAAAAACATTGGCCTACTTCTGAAATAGACCACATAGATAGGGATACTTTAAATAATAAAGTTGAAAATTTAAGAGATGTTGATAGTTTTACACAAAACCAAAATAAAGAAAACTACAAAGGATACAAAGGGTTCAGTGTTTTTTATGACCATAGCGAAGCTCACAGAAGAAAACAGCTGTGGAGAGTAAGAAATCAAAGCCAAGATATTTATCTTGGAAGATTTTACACCGAGGAAGAATGTTATAAAGTGATTGATAGATACTGGGAGGAAAGAGGGGAGGCTTTTAAATGGGTAGGGGGGGTTTATTTTCAGGATTTAGGGGGGAATGTTTGGGGGTAACTTGGAAAAGTGGGGAAATCTAGGTTCCGTGCACGGGGGGGCGTGGGGGGGCG